ATTATGAATAAATATGTCTAAACAGATAATTTCGGAAATAGCGAACAGAGATGCTTTTTTTACTCTTTTACAGCATAATCCAGGTCTAATTATTATAAAGCTGTCGGCTGAATGGTGCCAACCGTGCCAGCTAATCCAAAAACCTGTTCATGGATTTTTTGCCTCATCTCCTCCAGAAGTAGTTTGTGCTGATATTGATGTTGATAATTCATTTGATTTTTATTCATTTTTGAAATCAAAAAAGATGGTAAATGGTATTCCAGTATTATTGTGTTATAAAAAAGGTAATAATACATATATTCCAGATGATAGTATAACAGGAGCAGACCCAAATGGTTTACATCAGTTTTTTACAAGATGTGGTACTCATTTAACAGATGTTGTAAATAGATATCCTGGAAAACAACCATAAATAATAAAATTTAATTATAAACTTTTTGACTATACTTAAATACTATACATACTCTAAATACTTGTTCTTATGTTTAGTGATATATATGATTTAATTATTTATAAAATTGAATGACTTTTATAAATAAATTACTATCATAATAGAATATAGAGAAATGGAACAACCAACGATTAGCGATAATAAAATTGATGAAACTTTGGAAGAAGAAATATTTATTATACCAAAAAAACATAATAAACACAATGAAACTAAAATAAAATTAAAACAACTTTTAGATAGTTCTCGTTCAAATAAAATTCACACAGAAACAATAATGAATCTTCCAAATTTAAAAGACGCACATATTTATTGTAAATATAATAATTTATCAGGTCAATTTACAGGTCCAGTATTAGAAAAATTTATAAAAATAAAATATAATATGACAAAAAATAATGCATCTTCTTGTAATGGAGATTTAAAATGTAATGAAATAAATCTTGAAATAAAAGCATCTAACGGAGGAAAAGAAAATAATAAATTTAATTTTGTCCAATTAAGAATGAACCATAATTGTGTATATATATTGACAGCATATTATCTTGATTATACAAACTTAGAAAAATTAGGTGAGTTATATATTTTCAAATTAAATAAAGAAAATATAAAACCACTTATAGTAAAATATGGCGGTTATGCTCACGGAACAATTGGAGAACTTGGAGAAATAACAATTGAAGATTTAAATGAACCAACAAATCAAAAAGAATATGCTCTTCGTCCAAAATATGGTGATAAATGTTGGGTTGAATTATTAAATTTTAGAATAGACGAAATCATTATATAATCTAACCAGTTCTCCTCGTCCCATTGAATTTTGTCTTGCTGTATTTAAACTATCAGAATAGTCTAATTGATTAAATCTATTTATTAATTCTTCTTTGTTTATATTACTTTTTATCCAATGCCAACTTTTAGGTCTTAACTCATTTAATTTTATTTTTTCTATTTCACCAATTTTACCCCCATATGCTCTCATCGCAAAATCAGCACCATCTGGTGGTGTAGGTTGTCCATGTTCGTCAATTGGGCCAAATGGTAAGAAATCCCAATCTTCGTGTTTTGTTGGTAAATTTATAAAAGGTCTTTCGGTTGCCTTTTTTTCCCATATTTGAAAACAACACTTAACCATCATTTTAGGAGTAAAACAACAAGGTTTTATAGAAACATCCTCATCATAAATTAAATGAAACATTTTATTAAGTTTATTTTGAACACTTGGTCTTCTAAAAGTTCTTGGAATAATAAAAGCAACAACTTTTGCCCATTTTGCAGAATGATTAAAGAATTTTATTGCCATTGAAGAAATTTTCCCAAATGGAGGATTACCAATAACCAATACATTATTTATATTTAAATTAGGTGTATAATCAAAGAAATCCATTTTTACAATATTTTTATTTTCAGGAGATATATCTATTCCTATTTTATTATCACATTCTAACTGATTAAAGAAACTTCCATTTCCAGCACTTGGTTCAATAATTAAATCAAAACTATTTTTATCATATAAATCAAATACTTTATCAATACATTTTTTTGAATAACTTGGAATTGTATAAAATTTATCTAACCCTTCTTGACGAACATCTTTAGTGTTTTTAGTTTCTGACATATTTATTATATCTTCTTCATTTTCATTTTCAATTTCAAAAATAATATTTTGTTTAATTTTTGAAATTTTATCTTCAACTGCTTTATCAACTATTTCTTTAATTTTTAATTCATTTACACAAGGATTTTTTTTATTTAGATGAGTTGTGTAATGACATTTTTGTTTAAACACTTTACCACACTTTTCACAAGTATATTTGCTCATATTGTATTATAATATATATTAACATTAATTTTCTAAATCAATTTTATTTTAACTATTTTTAACCAAAATAAGTTAATGATACAATTTTAGTAAAAATATATAAATTGGAAAAGGCCAGAATTTCAATAATTTAGGTTTTCATAAATTTATAATTAAATAGTATAAAATGATAATTAAATAATATAAAATGATGTCTGAAAGCGATACGTTATCTGAAAGTGATACGTTATCTGAAATTGATACGTTATATAATATAGTTAGAAATTCGAATAATTCTGTTTTGGTGCCACCATCTAAAGATAAATATCTATTATGTTGCTGTATAAGTGAAAAATGGTGGTTTGATCATACCAGTATACCAGTTATAAATGAATATGACAAAAATGACCATAATTGCTGTATATGTTTAGATTGTTGTACATGGTGTTTAGAATTTCGTGTTAAAAAAAAGTCAATATGTTCAAAAAACATAAATTGTTATTTATGTTGTTGTGTAATTTATTTTATATAGAGTAGAAAAATTTTATAATATTATAATATATGAAATTAGGTAATATACAAAATTTGTTTATACTTTTTTTTATTTTAATTGTATTAGGATTTTTGTACAAAAGATTTGAAGATAAAATTAGAAGAGAAGAAAATAAAGATAATTATGAAGCAGTTCAAAAATATTTATTAGATGATGTAACTTTAGGTAAGAGTAAAAAACCGATATTATGGATTCATGTTCCATACGATTATAATTCAAGAAAATGGTTAAGCTTTGGCTCTAGAAGTTCATTTGATTTAAATCAACCATATTTATATTTAACGGTTAGGAGTATAATTAAACACTGTGATAAGTCATTTACAATTTGTATTTTTGACGACAATTCATTTAAAAAATTAATTCCAGGATGGGATATTGACATGTCAAGATTAAGCGACCCAATATTATCAAATATAAGAACATTAGGAATGATGAAATTATTATATATCTATGGTGGTATGATGTGTCCTATTTCATTTTTATGTATGAAAGATTTATCTGGATTATACGCAAAAGGAACAAGGGGAAATAAAATGTTTATTTGTGAAACAATTGACAGAAACTCTACATCTGTCAGAATGAATTTTTACCCTAGCATTTCTTTTTGTGGTGCTCCAAAGGAATGTGAAACAGTAGCTAAATTATGTAATTATATTCAAACAATTTCGTCTCATGATCATACAGCGGAATCAAAATTTTTAGGTCAATATGATAGATGGTGCATGAAAAATGTTGAAGAAGGTAGAATAAATTTAATAGAAGGACTTGAAATTGGAACAAAAACAATTGATGATAAACAAATTATTTTGGATGATTTAATGTCTAATCATTATTTGGATTTATATAAGGGAACACATGGTATTTTAATTCAGTCAAATGAGTTACTAAGCCGTTTACAATATGGTTGGTTTATTAGAAGCTCACAAAAACAGATATTAGAATCAGATACTATTATTGGTAATTATTTACTTCTCTCTATTGGTCTTCAAGAAGAGCAAGGAATTTTGGAACCATTAGAAGCCAAACCAAACTGGGTTTCATTTTGGAAGACACCATTACAAGCACCTGTGTGGGGTTTAACTCCTAAGTACTTAGGTAATAATATAAGCAAGATACCATATCCAGGTAGATGATTTACTGAAAATATTTTGGAAAATAACTTAAAAACAATACTACAATAATCGTATAATGAGTGAATTTATGGAAAACACACCAGATTGTCTAGTATTAAAGTTGGAAGAATTTGATGTAGATAAGAAAGAAATTGATACTACATTATATATATTATATGATAAAAGAAGAACTAGATATCTAGTAAGAGGTCAACGAAAATGGAGTCCAAAACATCGTTCATGTACATATTCATTTGAGTGTGAATTTACGCATGATTTAGTTAATTTTATTCAGTATATAATTTGTCCACATAATAAAGTGAATGAAATTTTGTATAATTACGACAATCTATCAAATGAACCAAATGAAATTACCTTTAGTTTTTTACATGACTATGACCACTCAGATTTTGAAATATCTGGATATAATAATATAAATTTGAATAGAAATAGACTTATAAAAAATTTAAGAATGTTAAGAAATATTTTTAATTATTATTGAATAATTTTCTAATATAATTATATATGTCCTTCAATGCAAGCGCATTTACAATAGCAGGAACAGCAATAGCTATTGCTGGTGTAGGGTTATATTTATGGGATACAAGAAAAGAAAAAGTGATGAATGCTTATAATCAATATGCCCCAATAGGAAATAATCAGGGACCACAAATAGCAGGTTCCAGAAGACATAAAAAAAAGAAGCATAAAAAAACAAGAAAACACTAATTAGTTTAAAATATAATAATTAAATTACTTATTATATTATAATTATGAATGATCCAATGTCAGTTCTTTTAGCAACAACCATTTTAACTTTTGGTGGTTTAGGTTTGTATATGTATAAATCAGCAAATAATGCTGATGAAGAATATGAAGATAATTACAATGAAGAGGGTCTTTTTGGTGGAAATTTTTGGAGTTCTAAAGATGATAGCAATGAAAACCTTGATGATTATTCAGAAGAGGAAGAAAATATTAAACCGCGTAAAAAACCTGCGAAAACTCAAAGAAATAGAAAATCAACAGGAACTTCAAGACGTAAATATTAGTGATATATATAATAAATAATATCATATGTAGATTTGCTATATTTAATTTGAGATGTATATATTATTTTGTTAAAGTTACAAATCTGTCTTAGAACAGTAATAAAACTATTATGAGTAAGTTTTTTTTCTAAGTATTTACGTTTAGATAAATGATAATATGGGATACAAATTTTTAAAAAATCTTGAATTTCTTCACTATAAACCCCTTTTTTAAAAGATCCAATGTTAAATGTATAATATTTATCATTTTTTAAACATATTTTATCGAGTAGTTCAAATAATAAATTATTTGGAACTTTATTTTTAAATATTTGTATAGACATATATAATATATTTATTATATAAATTGAAAATAAAATTAGACAATATTATTCTAAAATACAATATAAGTAGATTTATGTCCAAAGATATATATTTACTCACTTAGTCTTTATTAGTGTCATTTAGTATCTTGATTAGATTATTTGTAAATAATGAAAGTTCAATTTCATCTTCATGTATATTATGAAAAATTGTAATATATTTACATAAATATGGTATGATTTTATATTTTTGTTCTTCCGTCAAAACGTTAGTTGATTTTATAAAAATAAAATAATTATCAAAAATATCCATTACAGAATAACCTTTATCAAAAATATCATAAATAATTTTAATTGCAGATACTAATTCATTATTTAAGATTAAATTAGTATATTCTTCAAAAATTATAAAACTAATATTTGAACACAATTGTATAGCTAAGTTGAGTGTTATTTTTTTATTAAGAAGTTTAAATTTTTCCATATAATTTATAAGAATTTTAACAGTATTATTAGATATATTTACTATAAATTCTTGAGCATCATCATCAATTATTATATTTTCATTATGTTTAATATTATTAATAATATTATAAATATTATCTCTTTGTAATGGTTTTATTTTAATAATGGTAAATCGAGATTGTAAACTTTCAATTACTTTTTGATTATTACTACATGAAGATATAAAATTAACATTATGACTAAATTTATCAATACAATTTCGAAATACTTGCTGACTTTGTTCATTAATAAAATCAATATCATCTAGAACAACAAATTTTTTTTTACCTTTTATATTTGAACAAGTTTGACAAAAAGTTTTAACATCAGTTCTATAATAGTTAATACCTTGTTCTTTAAGACTATTAATATATAAAATATTATCTTGATAATCTTTTAGAGGGAATCCGGAATAATATTCTCTAATTAAAGCGTTAAGTATAGATGTTTTACCTGACGCCATATTACCAATTAATAATATATTGATATCATCAATTAAAACAAGAGTTTTTAACATTTTTATAATCTCATTATTTTCTCCAAAATCTTTAAAATAAAGTGGTTGATATTTATTAATAAATAATTTATCTGTCATAATTATTATACGTTAATAATTATTTAAGTATATCTTTTATTATAATATTAAATGTCCGAAAATTTTTATAATATTTTGGGTATAAATGAAGATGCTACAAAAGATGACATTAAGAAAGCTTATAGAACTTTACAAATGAAATATCACCCCGATAAAAATTCCGGCAGTCAGGAATCAATAAATATGACACAAAAAATAAATGAAGCATATGAAACATTATATGATGATGATAAAAAAAAACAATACGATATTACCAGAAATAATCCATTTATGAGAATGAATAGTCAAGGTCCACATAGTCAGGATATACCAATAAATGATATATTTAATATGATGTTTGGAATGCCTGGAATGCCTGGAATGCCTGGAATGCCTGGAATGCCTTCAGGATCAAAAATACACATATTTCATGGAGGGCCAATGAATTTTCAACAAGCAATGAATAAGCCTATACCAATTATTAAATCTTTACAGATAACTATGAAGGAAGTATTTTCAGGAGCATCAATACCTTTAGAAATAGAGAGATGGATATTAGAAAATGGAACAAAGGTTTTTGAAAAAGAAACTATTTATATAGATATCCCTCAAGGCATCGATGATAATGAAATGATAATATTAAGAGATCGAGGAAATATTATATCAGAACAAGTTAAAGGAGATATAAAAGTAAATATTTTAATACAAAATAATACAGCATTCAAGCGTTCAGGGTTAGATTTAATTTTTGATAAACAGATTTCTCTCAAAGAAGCTTTGTGTGGATTTTCTTTTGAATTAAATTATATAAATGAAAAAAAATATACTTTAAATAACAATAAAGGTAGTATTGTTCCTCCAGAATATAAAAAAATATATCCAGAAATGGGATTAAAACGTGGAGAACATAAAGGTAATATGATTATAATTTTCCATATTGATTTTCCAACGAGTTTGACTACAGAACAAATTGATAAATTGAGTTCTATTCTTTGAACAAAATATTTACTTTTGAATATTTATATATTTTATAAATTAAACAACTTAAAGGTATATTATATTATTAATATGGTAGGATTTGTAACAACCTCTGCTATTTGGTTTAGCATCCGTTAGTCATACAATTCTAGGTATTATGCGCGCATATTGTATGTCTATTAGGTGTTTCCCGGATGAGCTCTGTTTTCAGTCAGAGTAAATTGTCTTAAAAATTGGTGCATCAGTTTTTGGTTTTTAAAAGTATAATTGGTTTAGTTTGGTATAATAGTGTCGTTGTCGTATGTTAAATGTTTAAATTATTGTTCAGTTTGTTTCATTTAGATTTATGTAGTGTTTGTTTATAGTGAATTAAGTTCTTCTATAAAATTATTTATAAATTTAGACAATTTATCAGTGTTAATTTTTATATAACCCCAAATAGAGTTTCATTTTCCTACCATTTTGTGATAGCAATTAAATATGATGATTGCTTTCACACAAATTGACGTCTATTAAGATGTTTGTAATAGGCCTTTTTAGCTTAGAGGTAGAGCACCAGTCTTGTAAACTGGAGGTCCTGGGTTCGATTCCCAGAGAAGGCTTAAATTAATTATTTCATTATTTTTGAAATACTTAATTATATTTTTAGCTGATTTTATTATTTTTTAAACTACATATATATAAATGGCAGGTAGATCAAGAGTTATGAGATTAAAACAATCAATTGTTAATAATATTGACGCACACACATTTTCAGGACCAATGAAAAGCGGTACATCACCAAGTATTGGAGTGACACGTTATTATTGGTATAACTATGCTACACAATGTAACCAAAATCCTAATCAAATTAAGAAGAGTTATAATAATATGGTTTTCTTAAATATAAATCCAGCTCAAACTCCTGTAAGTGCTGGCTTTAGACCAACTACTAATTATAATTACTCTTATATTGGTCCCAAATGAGTAGCAGTTTATGATGCGAATGCCAAGTATGACAATAATTATTATAGACCTCGATACCCTATTCAACAATCAGTAGTTATACCTATTTATATAAAACCTTAAAGACATATGACCGGGATTCCGTCTAATTAAATATTTGTAAAATTTGAAAAATTATGTTGATTGATTTTGTGGATATGGAAAATATCCATTATTACTATTATATGAATAGCGAGGATAACGTCCTAAATAAGTATAAAATTGGCCACATTTTCCATTCTCTCCATTACAAACACTTGCTAATCGGTTTCTAGCACGACGATTAGATATGCTTGACGCACCTATCCCACCTTGTCCGGGTGTATATTTATTATATAAGTATTGGTGTGTATTACAGGTTGTATTTCCTCCGGGTGAAAATTTGGTTGAACGTCTTGCTCCTACTCCAACATTTTTCTTATATAAAAATCCTGGAAAATTAGTGGTACTTCCATACCAAAATTGTCCATTTGAATTGCTTCCTGTTCCGAAATTTGACATTTATATACTAAATAAATAATTTAAAATTATAAATTAAATTATTATATGTCTGAGATTAAATATATCAAATTAAAAGAATTATTAAATTCTAATCCAAATATTATTGAAACTATAAAAACACAATATCTACTTCTTCTCTCGGAATTGACAGTTACAAATTTTATTGAAACATCTTTGTTTGTAAAAAATGTAGAGAGAATAAGCGATACGGGTGCTATAATTGTTGGTGTTATAAATAATTCGCCAAATGATATTGAGATTATAGCATCAGGAACCATTATTATTGAACCTAAAATAATAAGAGAAGGTAGAAACGTAGGTCATATTGAAGATATAGTAGTTTCAAAAGAAATGAGAGGTAAAAGAATAAGCCAAAAAATATTAGATATATTAAAATCAATAGCTAGAGAGAAAAATTGCTATAAAGTAATTTTAGATTGTGATGAAAATGTAAAAAATGTTTATATCAAAAACGGCTTTAATATAAAGGGTTTTCAAATGGCTGAATATTTTTAACAAATTTTTTATTACAATTCATATATCAAATCACCTTTATCTATATAACTTTTACAAATATTACAATCATTATTAGTACCTAAATAATGGTCATAATGATTGCTACAAAAACTAGGCAATGTGTAATCTTTTGATAACCAAAAATCTTCTAGTTTATCAAGACCATTATCATTTTTATTATTACAAGTGAAGTAAGTAGAACGATATCTCTTGTTAAATTCAGGATATCCTAATGTAGTTCTACATAATGGACATCTGGCGTGTGATGTATAAGAAGTTGATGACCACTTACTCTCAATACATTTAAATATACATTTTTTATGGAAAGAATGACCACAATTAGAAATGAATGCTGTAGATTTTGTCATTATTTTATCAAAACATATAGGACATTCTTCACCTGGTTTTATATAGCATCTTCTTTCAAAGTTACATGGAACATCTTGGTCTCCAATTGTAAATGGTTTAACTTCCTGTTTTAAGTGACAATAGCATTCATTATTCAAACAATCACTACAATGTTGTATACAATTTCTTAAATTACAATCATAATAATAACGCGAATTGCGTTCATATAAATAAAATACATCTTCTGCTGTTGACATTTTATAATAATATTGTTATTATTATTAAATAATTAATAGTTATCAATTTTTTTATTTTCTTCTTGTTATATGCTTTCTCTAAAAATATTTAAGAAATCTTTCTAGTAGGAATATCACTGGCAACAACATATATAGAGTTTTCCGTAATAATAATATACTCAGTTCCAGACTTATAAAACTTCTGGATAGTCGAAGTATATTCGTCTTCTGACTTCACTAATAGCTTCTCAGAATTATCTTTAGCTCCAACAAGAGCTTTTTTATCAAGAGAAGGAGTCCAATAATCTAACATAATTGGTTTATCTTCAACGATAGCAAGTTTACTGGCGTGTTTCATGGTTACATCACTTGGTAATCTATAATTTAAAGGGGCAGCAGCTCCGCTGTCAGTCTTTTGACTATTTTTTTGTTCAGACATATTATATAATAAAAATATATTAGTCTTTAAATACTTATATATTTAAAGTATTTTAATTTAAATAATATAAAATTATAAATATAATGGAAACTCTTGGTAATAAAGAAGTCAATTATTCATTACATAATAATGAAAATTTTAAAAAAGAATTAGATACTGATATAAGTGATGTTACAAAGAAAATATCTGAATTATTTATTGATTATTTCAAATTTATTATAGAAAAAATCAAATTTGAAAAATCAAATATTCTACGATTTACTATAATAAGAGGTTTGGATACAATTATTAATGTATTCAACCATATATTATTTTACACAAAAAATCTTGACGTAACATATTTTCATTGTCAAAAAGCATTCTACTTTTATGTGGAATTTGTAGGTCAAATTTATGGTGATGAAAACACAGTTTTACAACTTAGTTCAAGAGATGTAATTACATATGTTTATAAACAAACAATATTTAAAATTAATTATGAAAAAATGAAAGGCAATAAAGAAATGTCTGATGATACTCGTTTAAAATTAGATATTATAAATTCATATGTTGATTTATACAAAACAATATTATTAAAATTAATTAATTATGATTTGTTAAATAATGAAAAACTAATAAGTATTAAAAATATATATACAAAATTAAATAAATTAACAAAAAATCCAAAAATCAATTTATTAAATAAGTTGATAGAAAAATTTTATTACTATATTGATGATGATATATTCTTTTTTGATTCATGTGAATTACTAATAAAAAAAATTCATAAAAATAAAAAAATATCATATGATGATTATTTAAATAAATTTTTATCTCAAGATTTTAAGGATAAACTTCAGCAAAGCCCCAATAAATTTATAAGTTGGGTTCTGAATTAAATTCTATCATAATAGTCTTACGTCTTATTTTTTTAGTTTTATCTTTTAGAGAAACTATTTTTTCAAAATCACCAGGTAAATTTTGGCGAATATTATTATATTCATTATTAAGAATAATTTTAAGAAATTCATATATAACTATTAAAACATTTTCATCACATTTTCCAACAATTAAAACACTACCTGTTCTAAATATCATAAATGATACTTCTTGTATATTTTTATATAATTTTTTATTTTCCTCTGATATCTGACAACCATTTTGAATGCTAACATCAGGATTATAATAAAATTTACACTGAATACCTGGATATGAACAAGGATCATACATAGCTTGAATTTTGTATTTAAATTTTAATAAATCACTTAAAATTTCACGATTAATAAAGAACCCGCAATTAAAATTAGAATTTATGAGAACAGTTTCATTAGTGTTAGGTTTATATCCTAATCCATCATCAATATAAGGTTGTAAGGTTTTAATAACTTCTTCTAATATAACTTGAAATATGGGTTCAGATTGAACTCCAGGAATTTCAAGTTTTCCGGTATTAAACACTTTAACATGAAATTCCTTAAATGTTTGTTCAACCTTCATACGAAGAATGATTACAAAACAATTATAAAACGCACTCTTCTTTTTACATCTATAACTTAAAATATCCTTTTTTGAAATCCCAATGCTAATTTTGCGAACATCTTTAAACTTAATGCGACCTGTTGGATTATCAATATGAATTATAATATTTTCTTCATAATAAGGTTCATCTTTAATTTTGTATTGAATAAAATCAACTTCTTCCTTTTCAGTTGAATTAAATTTCATTTGTTTCTTAATGACACCATTAGAAGCTTGATGATATGGAATAATAGGAATATCCCAAAATATTTTTTTTAAATCAATTGTCTTGTTTAAATAAGCAATTTTTGTCTTAGTGCTTATATATATATTTGTAGCTTTAGGAGCAGTACTTTTTATATCCATTGAAACATCGGCAGAAACAAAATTAGAATCATTTTTAAATAAATTATCAGTTTCTGATTCTTCGTCATCAGATAATATATCATCATTATTTGATGATATAAAATTTTCCCATTCAATATCAATATTATTCATTGTTGTAGACATTACAAGATATTGGCAATTTATCTTTATATTCTTTATATTAATTTAATTTCAATTATTTTCTTTATTATATAATATAAAGAATGTTAACAGCAAGTAAGTACGTCATCCATGAAAAAAGCGAATCAATTCCTATTAAGAAAAATTTAACTACATCCATGAAAGTAAATTCTCCAAAGGGCGAGTATAGTCTTAAACAAAATTTTTTTGATCCTTCTAAAAGTTCACCACCAAATGAGTTTATGATTAACCTTCATATGAGAATGAATAAATATTATATAGATAATGATGATACCATATTAGATATTAAATAATTTATATATATATTGTCATTGTTATTTTGAGAATGCATTAAATTTTCAGCGAAATCTAAAAACTTACTATTAATATTTTTTGTATATGTTTTGATAACATAATTTAGGAAATCTTTAATTATATTCTTTTTATCAATATTATAATTTATACTTATAAAGTTAATAAATTTTTTTATATTTTCTATTTTTTCTTTTTGTAATATTTTTGTATAAAGATTATCCCATACTTCATTATCTATTATATTAAAGAATTCATTATCTAAATTTTGATTTGATTGTATAAAATTTATCATACTTCTTATATCTGATTTATATAGTTTTTGAATACTTGATAATGTTTTTTGTGATAAATTTAATCCTTCATATAACGAAATATTATTTAAAAATGTTATTATTTCCTCTTTTGGTAATTGATTAAACCGTAAACGTATAAATTCATTTTGAAGACCCTCATCTATTTTGCTAATATAATTACAAATTAAACAAAATCTCACATTACTTGTATAATTTTGTAATAAATATCTTAATGCTTGCTGAGCATTTTTCGTCATATAATCTACCTCATCTAATATTACAAATTTTGTTCCATTGTTAAATAAAGGTTTTGAGTTAACAAAAAAATTTATTTGATTTCTTATTATATCAATACCTCTTTCATCTGATGCATTTAAATGTATAATTAAGTCCTTATTCTTAACACCAATTTTATTTTGATATGAGTTTATTAAATTAATTATTGTTGTTGTCTTACCTGTTCCAGGCGGCCCATAAAATAATAAATTTGGAAAATATGATGTTTCTATTATATTTTTTAAAATTTGCTTATTTAAATGGTCTAGCACTATATCATCTATATTTTTTGGTCTATATTTTTCAACCCAAACATAACCTGTATTCATTAATTATATAATAATTTTGTATTTAATATATAATTATCATAATTATCAAAAAAATTAAAAATTGAAATTAAAATATTAAAGATATTTAATGGATAAAAATAATACAATGACAAACTTTACAGGATATCTTGAATTAATTATGGGACCTATGTTCTCAGGTAAGACGAGCCGCTTGGTAGAAGTCTATAATCAATGTAAATTTTGTGATATTCCTGTTGTAGCAATTAATCACGATATTGACAATCGTTACGATGGTGAAGCAACTATTGTAACACATGACAAAAATAAAATACCATGTATTAAAACTAACATATTAAAAAACATTTGGAATCCTGATATAAAAGAAGGGGTTGATAATAGCAATTATTTGATTACAAAATATTCTGAAGTTATTTTAATAAATGAAGGTCAATTCTTTAATGATTTGTTTGAAGTTGTTAATGATATGATTAATCATGGAAAACAAGTTTATGTTTGTGGATTAGATGGAGATTTTGAGAGAAAAAAATTTGGACAGATGCTTGATTTGATTCCTTTATGTGATAAGGTTACAAAATTAACATCACTATGTTCAAAATGTAAAAATGGTACTCCAGGAATATTTTCAATGAGATTAACTAATGAAAAAGAACAAACTATTGTTGGATCACAAAATTATATTCCAGTATGTAGAAATTGTTATATATCTTCAAAAGTGTAACAAAAACGTAAAATATATTTAAAAACAATTTAAATTCAAAATACTATATTAAAGTATAATAAAAATATGTCTATAAAAATTGGAAATGTTGAAAATACTACAAATATTGTATCAAAAAAAAGAGGAAGAAAGTCTAAAAAGGAAATTGAAGAAGCAAAGAAAAAACTTTTAAGCGACACAATTAATATTACAGAAAATGTAGTAGTCAAAATGGAAGAAACACCATTAGAGTATCAAAATAATAATAATAATAATAACAATAACAATAATAACAATAATAATAATTGTGTAGATGAAATTTTAAATTCTAATGATAATGATAATGATATTACGATATCTAATACTGATAATAAACCCGTTGCAAAAAAACGTGGTCGCAAACCAAAGGGTGGTAAAATTATTCAACAAATTGTTTCTCCAAATAAATTTACAGAAACAAAACCTAATGTAATATTACATCTTAAGTGTTCTTTAAAAGATTTAAGCTTATCCTCTAATTTGGCTGGATATGATTTAAATTCTTGTGTATTTTCTAATTCTAAAGTTTATCATGATGGTATTAATACTGAAAATGTTCCCTATACAGATCTAACAGAAAAATTACCTGGATATGAAATTGAAATTGATAATGATAATGATAATGATGATAATAATACAGAATTTGATATTCAAACTGATAAAAATAAAGAAAATGATATTAAAGTAATTTGGAAGAAATTAAAGATTTTACAACATAATTTACACATTAATAATACAAATAATAAAAAGTCCGCTTGTTTTTGGGACACATGCGAATTTGACAATCCACCTGTTTACATTCCAAAACATTTTATAAATGATACATATCACGTATATGGATGTTTTTGTAGTCCAGAATGTGCTGTCGCTTATTTAATGGAAGAAAACATAGATAGTTCAATCAAATTTGAAAGATATCAAATGATAAATCATATTTATTCAAAAATATATAATTATAACATGAATATCAAACCTTCTCCTAATCCATACTATATGTTGGAAAAATATTATGGTAATTTAACTACACAAGAATATAGATCACTATTAAGAAATGAACGTTTATTTTTGATTGTAGACAAACCATTAACACGCATAATGCCTGAACTTCATGAAGATAATGATGATTTTATAATAAATAACAAAATTATTCCGACAAATAATATTAAATTACGAAAGATACAAAAAAAAACTAAAAATAACATATTAAATGAACATTTTGGGTTTACAAAATAATCAAATAATATATATATATTATTTTTAATATCATACTATTTTTATTTTATTATATTATATTATGGATAATGAAAATTTAGAAAATGAAAAAATATTTAATATTCTTGAATACGTAAAAGATAATTTTATTGGATTAATTTTATTGTTAATTGCTTTTTTTATTATTTATTTTGTTGATTATATAAATAAATTGAATATTATGATATATTCAACGCCATTACCAGTTCATGGATTAACATCTGTTATTTCTTCTCACCAAAAATTAGACAAAAAAAAGACTAAGAAACGTTAATTTTGTATTAAATCAAGTAAAATATAATATAAAAATATTATATTTTAAAACCTTAAATGGAATAAATAATATAATTATGTGATTTTTTTAATCTCACCTTTATCGACACTTTCTCTGTGATTACGCATGGCTCCGTCCAAATAACCCCTTAATTGTTTATAAATTGCCTGATTTACGGATGATACTTTTTCTGGTGTTTTTTTTTCATAAATACCAAAATAGTCTCTGATTACAGCCATTTCATCAAAACTAAATTCTCCTAATTTCTCTCTAGCTTTTTCTTCTGTATAGTCTGTTTGTCTCATTACAATTTGAATTTTACAATCTATTTGGTCTGTTTCAATCAAAGAAATGTTCTCCATATATAAATAGATAAATTATTTTTTAAATCATATTAAACGGATTGTTATATATTAAAGTATCTAAATATGACAGAAAACACCAGATTTCATTCATTTGACATTAAACCTATTATGTCTGAAATTGAAAAAGGATTAAATAATTTGCTTAATAATTATCTTGACAGATATGAATTATTAGAAAAAACACATCAACAATTAATTAGATTACCGTCTATTGTTGATGAGTTAAATAAAAGAAATGATAAAGATTGTAGTAATCGTAGTGAATCAGTATCAGTACCAGTACAAGTTATCCAAAAGCCATGGATTTCTGATTTTATGAGCATTAAAAATATGACAGAAGATATTGTGCGTATTGGTGTTTCTAGTTTAGAAAATAAACTAAATATAATGGAACAAAAATATGATTCTATTATACCTATATTAGATAAGTTAAATGATAAAATTGTTAATTTAAATAATGATATTAAAGGATTACAAAATGGTAATAGCGATAAAAATAAAGAACTTGTTTATGGTGATATTGCTGAAAAATCATCTGTTGTTGAGAGTTGTGAAAATGAAAATATTAAAATTTGTATAGAAGAAACTGAAAAAAATGAAAAAAATACTGATGATATTGTAGTTAAAAATAAAGAAACAAATGCTATATCAGATATTAAAGCAATTGAAGATAACAAGGAAGAGAAAGAAAATGTTGTATCGGATATTGAAGATGATGAGGAGGAAGAAGATGAAGAAAATGTTGTATCTGATATTGAAGATAACAAGGAAGAGAAAGAAAATGTTGTAGCGGATATTGAAGATGATGAGGAGGAAGAAGAGGAGGAAGAAGAGGAGGAAGAAGAGGAGGAAGAAGAGGAGGAAGAAGAGGAGGAAAATGTTGTAGCGGATATTGAAGATAACAAGGAAGAGAAAGAAAATGTTGTAGCGGATATTGAAGATGATGAGGAGGAAGAAGAGGAGGAAGAAGAGGAAGATGATGAGGAGGAAGAAGAGGAAGATGATGAGGAGGAAGAAGAAGAAGAGGAAGAAGAGGAAGAGGAAGAAGAGGAAGAAGAGGAAGAAGAGGAAGAAGAAGAAGATGATGATAAAGCAAGTGTTGTAGCAGTTATTGAAGATAATGAAGAAATAAGTATCGAAACTGAGAGCAAAGAAGATGAAGATGAAGATGAAGATGAAGATGAAGATGAAGAAATCTTCGAAATAGAGATTGATGATAAAAATTATTGTACTAATAATGATGAAAATGGATTTATTTGGGAATTAAGTGATGATGGAGAACAAGGAGATAAAGTTGGATATTTTAAAGAATCAGAACCTTTCTTTTATGCTGAGGAAAATTAAAATATTAATATAATATAAAATGATAAATTTATGTTCACCAGCTATAATATATTTAATATTTTCAATTACTCAAATACTTATTGACACATTTAAGGGTCTTTATAATACAGCATTTGTAAAAGTTATAGTAACAATTATGGTAACATTATTGTTAAATATTTTATGTGAAAAAGGCCTAAGTGTGGTTTCATGGATTATAGTTTTTGTACCATTTATATTAATGACGGTAATAGTAACCATGATACTATATGTATTTGGTTTAGATGCTGCAACAGGAAAATTTGATCAGACATGTAACGAAACGAGCTCAACAAGTAATTGTGGTAACAATGTGACGATTGATGGTTCGGGAAATATAATTATTTATGATCCTGAATATAACTCAACTGTAAATCCTGTTTATTATCAATCACCAAATATTATAGTTCCTAATCCAACAGCAAATGATTATACAACTACACAAAATACTGTTATAATTCCATACGGTTCTAGTAGTCCTGCTTATCAAAGTTAGAATAACATATTACGCTTTCTGTATAGAAAAAAATTTTGTAAACAACTTAAATAGATATCATTATTAAATATATTAATAATGATATTAATAATGATATGTCACTGTATTAAGATTTTTTTAATTTGTTTTACATGTTTTAATTTAGGTATTCTAATAAATGATTTTTTTGATATACATTATCCAGATGAGTACAAAATATTCGGTACCCATATGAACAATTTGATTGTAAATATTTCATATAAGAGCATTTATTATTATAGTAAATGTCAGATATTTTGTATGAATATAAGAAATGATTTAGATTTATTTGTTGAAGAAAACCCAATACTTTCAAAAATTAAGAATGGTATAAACAAATTACATATTTATTCAAATAAATACAATAATAATGTTGAATATTATAGTGATTATGGATTTTGTATATATAATTATAATGATAATAATATTATAAATAAACAACTTTTTTATGAAAATAGTGATCACAAAATTAATGAAAAATCAGATGTTAGATTTATGCTTATTGAATTTAAAAATGGAGAGAATATCTATAAAATAGATTTAAAAACAGATAAATTTAACTATTATTTAGTAGGGAATAAATTTACTAAGAATTTTTTTATTTTATATATAAAAACACATATTAACAAAAATAGTGAATTTAGTGATGACAACAATTATACACTTAAATTTATAGATCATGATGTTAATATGGTCGGAATTGATTTTACTGATAATAATGAGAGCATTTTGTTAGAAAAGAATGGATATAAAATAACAGGTACTGATGTTAATAATAATATAAATATTTTAAAATGATTTAAAAAAAAATTGAGTTAATTAAATACAATATGTTATCCCAACATACAGATACAATGGAAACAGCAACTTCTTTAGAGTCATTTCATCAATTGTCAGATAAATGGACTTTATGGGCACATTTGCCTCATAATACAGATTGGAGTTTAAAAAGTTATATTACTATTTCTACATTTAGTAGCATTGAAGAAACACTTGCTGTAACAGAGACGTTGCCTGCACACCTTGTAGAAAATTGTATGTTATTTATGATGAGAAAAGGTATAACTCCTATGTGGGAAGACCCAAAAAATAGAAATGGGGGTTGTTTTTCATATAAAATTTTGAATAAAAATGTTGCAAGAGCTTGGAGTGAATTGACATACAGAATTGTTGGAAATTCCATTAGTAACGAATCTACATTTGTTAAGTCTGTAACTGGGATAACTATTTCACCTAAGAAAAATTTCTGTATTATTAAAATTTGGATGACAAATTGTAACCATCAAAATCCAGGGGTTGTAGTTCCAGTTAAAGGATTACAATCACAAGGTTGTTTATTTAAGAAGCATACACCAGAATTCTAAATAATATTTAATTAAATTAATAAAATATTAAAAGTTATTTTTTTATATTTTATATTTTTTATTTTTTTAACAAACAAAAGATGGAAATTTTATAATTATTATACCTGTTCCTCCACCACCTCCAGCTCCAATATCATCTGCTCTCATACCACCTCCACCACTTCCTGTATTTTCTGTTCCAGCTGTTGGAATAAGTGTAGGAGCTCCAGAACCTCCCCCTCTACCTCCAATTACTACACCTGCTGGAGTTGAACCACCATCAAAATTTGTTCCACTATCGCCACCGCCACCTCCTCCAGCACCATAACCTGTTAATATTCCACTAATTTGACTTGCTATTCCATAACCACCACTTTGGTTCCAATTTGTACTAGGTGGGCGACCAAAATCAGATGCTCCGCCACCACCTCCTCCTGGATTTGTGCCATTAGCACCATTTGGAGCATTTAAACCTCCTAAAAACCCATTTCCAGATGTTCCACCAAAACCAGTTGTTGCTGAAGGATTCCATGATGTAGGAACAACTACCGAACCATTAGGACCAACTGAACCTCCATTTCCCCCTTGACCACCAGATGAGTCTAAACCAAACGCAGAACTATTTATTCCGTTAGCACTTAAACTATAATATACTCCAGCGCCTCCACCTACTGGTATTGTAGATGTTCCGTTTGGATCCATTACTCCCCCACTTCCTACTTTTATTGTATAAGTTGTTCCAGGTGCAATAGATGTTGTTCCTGCTAATATTTGTCCAGAACCACCTCCGCCACCATATGTAACAGCTCCAGTTCCTTTTGCTCCAGTTCCACCTCCACCTACTATTAAATATTCAATTTGTGCAGGAAATGGACTTATAGCATTAAAACTAAAGTCAGTTGTATTACCGTATCTTTGAACTTGATTTGGAACAGCTACAAAACCTGGTGAAACAGGGGTTGTTGTCAAAAATGTAACAATTGTAAACCCCCCTGTATATGCACCTGATCCCCAACTTCTAGGATTTGCTCCATTTGAATCAACATATGTAACTGTTGCTGTGCCTGGTGTAGTATTCGTTCCTGGTTGATAACCTGAAGCAGTTCTATATAAACCATTTAAAGGCGTTCCTGTGTATGTTACTCCATTGATAGTAAATGATGTAGGTATGTTTAAAGAAATAATATTTGTTAAATGTCTTAAAATTACTATTCCAGAACCACCAGCGCCACCAACTAAAGAACCTGCTGAAGATCCGGATGCGGTTCCACCCCCACCTCCACCAGTATTTGCTGTTCCAGAAGTTCCTATAGTATTATATCCGACTGGAATTGTTGTACCTGTACTTCCTGATCCTGCACCACCTCCACCACTTCCTCCAACACCAAATAATCTATCATAACCACCAGCACCACCACCACCTGAATATGTAATTAATCCTGAACCTCTTATATTATTGGTTATACCTGAACCACCTGTTCCACCAGGACCAACAGCAAAATTAGAATTTAATTCACTATTTCCATATCCACCAGAACCTCTTGCTAATGCTCCACCACCTCCACCACCTCTACCCGTGCTACCAGCATTTCCAAATAAGGTTGTGCCACCAGCATTTCCTTGAGCAGGAGTTGTAGAAGGAGTATTACCAGTTCCACCTGAAAAATTATTTCTTAAACCACCTCCACCACCAGAACCACCCGCTGCTCCAGCTGTAAAATTATTTGCACCACCACCACCACCTGCAGCTGATAATGAAATTCCAGTTCCACTTATAGATGATACTCCACCAGAACTACCTATGGTTGTAGTTCCTGTCCCTCCAGCACCTACTGATATAGTATATGCTGTATTTGCGGTTATAGCTGTATAACCAGATAAATATCCACCACCACCACCACCACCACCAGCGCTGCCACCACTATCACCAGCACCACCAGCACCACCACCACCAACTATTAAATAACTCACATATGGAGGGAAATATTGGCTTGTAGTAAATGTAGCAGTTCCATTTGTTAATATATAAACTGTATATCCACCAGAATAAGGTGGATTAGACCTAAAATTGTTACCTTCTGAGTCAGTATAACCTATAACTGATGAACCACCCGCAATAGTTGCTAATGGTATCGTAATTGTAAAGAAAAATGTTCTTTCTGGACTTAAAGCACCAGATGCATCTTGGACTATCGATGTAAATTGATATGTTGATGTTACGGATGATGTTATAGTTGGTGTTGTTCCATAAAAATTACCAGAAGGGTCTAATATCATACCTGGAGCTCCAACTGGTGCACCTCCTGATATGTATGAATATGTTAATGGTAAATTTGGAGGAATATCAGAAGCACTTAAATCTTGAAAAGGTGTATTTGATTCTATATATATTGATGCACTTATACCTGTTCCTAAATTAGTATTTTCTGGTGTATTCCAAAAAGGACCTTTATTAAAACTTAAAATTGCTGTTGGAGTAGTATATGATAATCCTGATGTTGTATTAGTAACTTTTACAAAAAAACCATTATTATTAGACGCGTCTGACATTGTTAATGTATTTCTTGCTTGTAATGTTGTATCTGATAAATAATTTGTTGAGCCAAAGACATTATATGTTACTAAATCAACATTTCCAATAAATTGAATTATGCTACTTGTATTAAAATTTGAACCCAGTATTGTATAATTAAAACTTGAATCTTCAGGAACATAATTTGGACTTATACTTATTATTGATGGTGTTGGTTCTGCTATAGGTACCCATGAGTTTGTATTACCATTCCAGAATTCGATATAATTTGTATCTGTATTATATCTTATATAACCGATTATACCTGTTGGTCTATTATTAGATGAATCAGCTGGTATTTGAATAGCTGAAACACCATTTGAGAAATAAGGTCCATTAACATTTAAACTTTTATTATAAGTAGTGCTGTCTATTATATTTGTTCCAAATACAGCAACATTACTACTATCTGTATTTATTACTAAATTAGCATTGCCTGAAATATCTAAAGTAAAATCGTCACCAAAATTACTTGTAATATTATTAACACGCATTGATATTTTATAATTATTATTTGGTGTAATATTAATATTGCTCATTAATATTATAATACAAAATAATATATTAATTTAAATTTAATTTATAATATAAATTAAATTTATAAAAATACATTAGCTTAAATATAACTAGGAAATCTTACTACAACAATACCTGCTATACCATTAGCACCATTTTCACCAATAACATTTCTTCCACCTTTACCACCACTACCTTGAGTACTATATTGAACCTCTGTAGGGGCACCACCACCTCCATAACCATATATTATACTTGTTCCCGTAATTAAGTTTTGTAATCCCAAAGTAGGTGTTGTAGAAGAATTTGAACCTGCTCCGCTTGCTCCACCACCAGGAGCACCTTGACCTCCTGTATTATAATTACCACCATTATAACCTTCAACAGGGGTGTAACCACCAGTATTACCTGTACCACCTGTAGTTGAATTAAAACTTCCACCACCTCCAGAACCACCTGATAAAGCAGCTGATCCAGCTGCCCCACCCCCACCCCCACCACTTGATGTTATAGTAGCAAATACAGAATTTATACCCGATGTTCCACGCACATTATCCGAATTAGCATAAACACCACCTTGTCCTACTGTTACATTATAAGATATTCCATCTGTTAATGATAGTGATGGTGAACCTCCACCACTATAATTTGTTCGGTAACCACCTGCTCCACCTCCACCGCCATAATATGACCCTGGAGCACCAGTTCCAGCACCTCCACCGCCACCTATAACTAAGTATTTTACAAATCTTGAAAAATTAGGTGTAAATGTTCCAGTTGTTGTATTTGTTGGATAAAAACGATATATAGTATATCCACCTAATATTGGCGAACTAATTACGTTATTATTTGGTCCAACGTAAATAATTTCATAATTTGTATTTAATATAAATCCTGTAACAACTGCTGATGCTAAAGGTTGATTGATATTACCCCATACACCATTATTTTAATATTGTAGAACGTTATGATTTAATAAGAAACATAACTGACCATAGTAAGGTGAAGGTATCGTTATATCTCTTGCTGAACTGTCTGTTGCTATTCTTACAACCGTAAAATTATAAGATGCGTCTATTTGAGGTGTTGCTCTTGAAACAGATAGATTATTAACATTCAATAACGGAATCGACATTGTATCTGTATTTGGATTTAATGTTATACTGGTTGTGTCACAATATAATGTCTTATTATTTCCAGCTCCATCTACAAATGTTGGATAATATATTCCATCTGTATTATTATCTGTTATATCAATTGTTGAACTATTTGTTGGTCCTGTTGGTCCTGTTGCTCCTGTTGCTCCTGTATTTCCGACATTTGCTACACCCGACGCATTATATTCTTCTAAAATTATACAGTTGCCTGCTGAGTCTGCTGTTGAATTTCCTATAATACCAAGATTTGTTGATGCTGTAGCCCCAGGAATATTTAATTGATAAAATAGAGCATATGTTACTGGTAAAGTAGTATTTGGAGAATCTATAAATACAAAATTATATACATCTATTAATGGCATTGAACCTACACCTGTTCCTAAAATAGTATCTCTAGCAACTAAAGTATAACTACTATCACCTTGGACTAATCTACCAACACCTAAAGTTAATGATTCGTTAGCAGCATTTGATGTAAAATATTTTGCTTTAAATGTAGTTTTTATTTTATTTTGACTATTAATTGGTGTTATTACAAGGGAATATCCTGGCGCAGAATAGTTTGTAAATCCTATTCCAGTTAACCCAAATTCTGTCGCAGCTACATTATTAGATGAGTCTAAAAACCCTGTTGTTTTTGATGTGTATTGAAGTATAACACTTCCAACTCCTGTAGGTCCTGTAGGTCCTGTAGCACCATCTTGACCAATGTAACCTGGTGGTCCAGTTGGTCCAGTCGGTCCTATAGTTCCTCCATTATTACATGGTACAAAGCAATCACATTCATCTGGAGTATATTGTTCTTCATCACACAAATCACATGTATTACCACAATCACAATTATCTGAACCTGTATAATCACAATCAGGACATGGAACATAATATCCTTTTTTACATGGGTCATTACATGGATTAGCAATATAAGGTACACCATTTATATTATTTACAAGCAAATTCGTAACTGTTATATTTTCACTTACAATATTTCGTGCGTTTATATTATTACTCATTATATAAATGATAACATATTTTAAATTAATAAAATTACTTAAATAATTTAAAATTTATTAATTTGGAATAGGAAAAGGTCGTTGTTTTTTTTCAATCACTAAAGGTTCAGGCATAAAAATAGCATGTTTTTCATAAATATTACTCGAATCTAATTTAGCAATTTCAGGAATAAAACATGGTGCTGGATTCACTAAATTAGTTGAATTAATACCCAATAAAAATGATTCAGTATCAGCAGCATTATATGATAATTTATTCCAAGGTATTTGAGCGGGTAATAATCCATTACCTGGCAATCTTGTATTATAAGCAGCACCATATTGTGAATTTGGATATAATGTATAATTAGAAGAATTTTGAAATTGTCTTTCTTCTAAACAATAATTTCCTGGAGTATTTCTATTACGGGTAGAAGCCATTTATATACATTTATAAAATATTATTTAATAAAATCTTTGAACAAATTAGTATTTTCTTCACATATATTTCCAGTGTCTAAATAGTCAGATACACATTTATGTGTCATATACATGTAATCATAAGAATATAAAACACATAATCCATGTTTAATATCGCTCGAGAATATAATTGAGGACGCTTTTTTCATCAATTCTTTTAGAAATTCACAATCTTTAATTTTTTCGTATAATTCAGAAATTGATTTTCCAAAAACTTCTTGGTATTCATTATACTCAATATAAAAAATATTTAATAAATCTTCTTTATACAGATAATTACGTATAAAATTTATTTCATTTTTTGTTACATTATCAGTATCTAAAATTACATCATCTTTATGGTATCTACATTGAAATTTACTATTATACATTACTTAGTGTATAAAATAGTATTTAAATATATTTTACACCTTTTAATTATATTGATAAGTAGAATGTTTATTAAAATAATCGGTATCACGAGTTAATTCTCTTGAAGGAACACCACCACGAACCCATCCATCAGAAGCAACACTTTCAATTTGATGAGCGGGATTGTTGATTTTTTGTTTAACAGCAGGTAATAAAGGTGTTTGGTGATATTTAATATAGCTTTTCTCACTTAAATTAGTAACACTGCGTTTATTAACAATTTGCTCTCCTTGTTGAATTTGAGATTCCATAATAGGATTTACAGCACCACGTCCTAAATAGGGAACTGTAGCAAATGGTCTATGAAATAAATCAATACGGCATTTAGGATGTGTTTGGATTGTGCCAATTTGGAGTTTAGATGAGTCATTAATATTGCACCCACCTGCGCCGATTTGATATCCACCATTATACATAATACCTGGTTGTGTAGTAGCTAAATCTATTGGTTTTTTCATACTACAATCAGAAGCAAAATAATTTTGAGTCATATAATTACAAGAAGCAACATCTTGAATTGTATCTTGGTCAACACAACAAGAATCTAATCCAATTCTTGACATATTAGAAAAAGTATATCCTGAGTAAGTAGCCATTTATATATTATAATATACATTATTTTTTAATGAATATTATATTTTACTAAACTAATATTTTTATAAATTTTTATCAAGTATAACAAGTTTTGAAATAGTCCTAATTATTATATCTTTTCCTTTATTATTGCCTACACATTTCATATTTTCAATAACTAATTTGCTATACTGAACTGAATTTTAGATAAATAAAAATAAAGACAATTAATTAAATAATTGTCATGATATATTCTATTAATAAAGCGTATATCTGTAATTGTCTTGTACCCTCGCCAAAGCACCTTCTGGAGTGTCCTCTTTTCCTGATGGCATTGAACCATATAGATAATCACCATAAGCACCTTGGTCATTCGCTACACGTGTATTTGGACAACTGTTAAATGGTCTCAAAAAATTATCAAGTTGAAAATTTTGCCAAAGATCTCCAAATAATTGTTTATTTGTATTTTTAATACCAGGATTCATCATCTGAACAGCGCGTTTGACATTTTTAGTTATATCCTCATCAACATCAACATTAAACGCTGGTGGTGCTGCTTTTCTCTCTGGGTCACCATTTATTTGAGTTAATAAAACATTGCTAAATGGATTCTTTTTGTTTCCTTCTTTAAATTCTGTTCTTAATACAGCATCTAAAGTTACGGGATTAACAAATGATTTGGACTTATTATCAAACATACCTGTAACCTCATTGCCTTTTACTTCAAAATTTTCCAACATATCTTTTGTTAGCTTCTGCTTACGCATATTGTATAAAATAAAAATAAATAGTAGTGTTAATACTCCAACTATTAATATTCTTTTTGACATTGTTAAAATATATCCTAAAATAGTTAATAATATAATTAATCGAGTAATAGCATTTAATTTCTGTTCATAACACATAGATGTTGTAGGCCATAATTCAAAAATATAATCTTTATTGAATAAAATTGTAGGATCATTTGACCAAAATTGTATTGTCATTATATATATATAAATCTTTTAAAATTTTCTTAATTTTTTCTTTTTATTTTTTCTCATGAAGTGAATTCCACTACTTTTACACCTTTTACTTATTTTATCTCAATAAACGAATATTTTATATCCATTCCACAGAGTTATATCTAAAACAAACCTATATTTTTATGTATTTTATTCTATCAGATCATATAATATATATAAAATTTGATATATATATATTATAGTTATTTTTTTCCTTTCTTTTTTTTATTTGACCTTTGTGATGGGTTTGAACTTTGTTGTGGTTTAGCTATTCTTGGTGTTCTTTCTGGTTTTTCATCACCTTCAATAAATTTTAAGATTTCTTCATCAGTCATCATTTGTTTGGCAGGTTGTTGTAAATTTTGTGTTTGTAATTGAGCAGCAGCTTTAGCTGCGGCATTAGCTTCAGCCTTTGCTCTAATTCTTTCTTTAGTTTTTGCCATTTTTAAACGTTGATTAAGTTGGGCTTCCATTCCACTAGTATTTACTTTGGCTCCACTCATTCCACCCATTCCAGCCATTCCACTCATTCCCATCTTACTTAACATTGATTGAATATTTCCCATTCCTGGCATGTTTTTCATCTTATTCATAAGTTCAGTAGCCTCTTGAATCATTTCAGATTCTTTTAAGTCACCAGATTTAATTTTAGAATCTAATTTATTTCCCACGGTGTTAACCAAACCCATAAGTTTTGTAGGGTTTTTCATGAGTTTACTAAATACATCTTTCATATCAGTTGCGTCATCAAAATCTATATTCAAATTTGCGGCTGTTTCTTCGGCAATTTCACGTGCCATTTGTCCTAATTTTCCGTCTAACATACCAGTAATATGTTCATTTATTTGCTCAGCATTAGGCAAGTCAGATTGGTTAAATCCTTCGCCCAAATTCTCTCCAAAGTTTCCACTCAAATCAAATAATCCTTGCATTTGAGCTAAGGTTTCTTGAAGTTTGGATTTAAATTCATCTTCATTAATAGCTTCAAATAACTTAGCAGTATCTCCAAATGCGTCCTTATTATCTAATGTACCAACAATTGAAAATAAAATAAGTTGAAGATATTTCCAAATGGTTTCGCGTGTTTTTTGTGAAATATCACATTGCCATAAGTTTTTAAAATGAATGTTTGGTAAAAATTCGGTATCAAGGTCTGATTCTTCCTTGAACATATCTTCATTTTGATATAAAATATCGAAAAACCTTGGTGGCAGTTTCTTCTTACAGAAATCAAAAAGAATTTTTACTGATAATTTTTCAGATTTTTCATATGTGTTATTTCTTTCTTCTTCATCATCTATATAGTTAAAATGTTCTTTAGTTTTTAACCATTTGTCGATAAATGGAATATACTCGGGAAAAGTAGTTTTCAAATCTCCCACAAAATCTCTAATTACTTTTACAAACTCTTCAGGAATTGGTTTTTCTGTTGACATTTTATTTAATATATATTAAATTTATTTAAGTCAAACTTAAAAGAAAATATATATTCCAACTTTTATAAAAAAGTGGGGCAAAATTAAATATATTTATATTATTGTAAATATAACTATATTTTAGCTCCACATTTATTACACATTAATTTATTCACACATATCTGATAATTTAGTTAAATTTTGAATATATTTCATTACCTTCTCTTGATTATCTGGACCCATATTTCTGATAGGTTCCCTCAATCTATTAATAGATTCCATAATCTTATCTGAATTATTTGATGCGGCTATATCTGACGAATAATCCTTTTCCAAAAAGAATGAAATATCGTTAGCTTCAATTTGATTTCTATATTTGTCAGCAATAAATGTCTTCCAAATTTTTACTATCATCTTTGGGTTTGCTTTACGAATCATTGTAAGAGCATTTTTAGCAGATAAAATATCAGGATCATTTGGAAATACAGCTTGAATATCATTTAAGAATTCAAGAAAATGGTCATTAAACGCAGTTAATATATTAGACATTAAATAATTTTGGTCAATTCTTTTTAAATTAGTTTTATTATATATATATTAAATATTTTTAAAAACTTGTGGGTGGCCTATTTCCATTAATAGACCTAATATCTGCGTCTCTTTGTTCTTGCATTTGTTTTAATCTTTGATCCATTTGTGTATTTGCTACATCATCACTCATTTTTTTTACTCCTCTAATTGTAGTATTAAAATCTTCGTTTGTTTCATGATTGTAAACTTGTCCATTGAAAGCAGTATTTAAATCAACATAATTATGCATTTGTCTCATACCACCATTACCATCAGCCTTCAATTCATCTGGATCTTGATCTAAAAAACTATATTGATCTGAAACAATATCACCAAAACTACCTCCTCCCCCTAAAGCAAATGCCATAGGTTCCATATTATTTTGTGTAGCTTGTTTGACTTCTTGATGTTGTTTGGGTTTTAAGTGCTCTACAATTTGATCACCATATAAAACTTGATATCCTTGGTTCAATAATAATAATGCGGGAACTTTCGTAATATTTTCAGGTAGAATAATTTTTTGTCCATCATCTAAAATAATATATGTTTTATTATTAGAATCTTTTACTCTTTTATCAATACATATAAAATGAATATCACTCTGAATATTAGATTTTGATAAAAGCTGTAAGTATTTTTTAGAAACTTCACAATATTTGCTATAATATAAAATACAACTCATCTTAATATATAATTAGTTTATTCAAAATTATATTTAACTCATTTTAAAAAAAAAATGATTTAAATTAATAATTTAAATATAAATGTATATTAGATAGATATAATGGATTCACAATCAAATATGACTCATTCTTATTCCTCAATTGATGATACACCAGATGTTAACCCACTTGTAGAACTTACATCTAAAATAAATGAAGATGAACTGCTATTTACAATTAGTGGTATAAACGTAAGTTTTGCGAATGCGATTAGAAGAGTACTTTTATCGGAAATTCCTATGGTTGTTTTTAGAGTTTCACCAAATGATAAAAATAAATGTAATATCATTTCAAATACTTGTAGTTTAAATAATGAAATTGTAAAACACAGATTAAGTTGTATTCCAATACATATTAAAGATATTACAGAATTTCCGTTAAAAAATTATATTATGGAATTAAATGTAGAAAATAATACAGATACAAATATTGTAGTAACAACCGAAGATTTTGTTATTAGAGATTTAGTATCAAATAATATTTTGCCAAAGGATAAAATTCGAGAAATTTTCCCAGCAAATGACCAAACATCTGGTTTTATTGATTTTGTAAGATTGAAAGCTAAAGCAGCAGAAGAATTACAACCTAAAAAAATACATTTAACTTGTGAATTTGATATTGGAACTGCAAAAGAAGATGGTGCTTATAATGCTGTATCAACGTGTTCATATGGTAATACAATTGATCATACTGCCCAGGAGATAAAATTAGCTCAACTAAAGCAAAAATGGAAGGACGAAGGGAAAAAAGAAAAAGAAATTGAATTCGAAGAAGCTAATTGGAAATTATTAGAGGGAAAACGTATTTTTAAGAAAGATAGTTTCGACTTTATTATTCAATCTATTGGTGTTCATACAAACCCAGAATTACTTAATATGGCTTGTTCGATTATGATTGATAAATTATCTAATTTAGATAAACTTATAGAAGAAGATAAATTGGAGATTAAAATAGCTGATAATACGATGAAAAATTGTTATGATATTACTCTTGATAATGAAGATTATACTATTGGAAAAGTAGTTGAATATTCGCTTTTAACATTATTTTATGAATCAACTCATTCATTACAATTTTGCGGGTTTAAAATGTTACATCCACATGATACATATAGTTTAATTCGTGTAGCTTATAAAGAGACTACTGAAAAAGCAACTATTAAAGGTGATTTAAAAAAAGCGATCACATATTCGAATAAAATATTTATTAAAATTAGAAAAGAGTTTTTAAAATTAGTTCCTCGTTAAACAAGTGGAAAATTATAATTTAACAATCCAGCAACTGGAACACCAAAAACCGTTGAATATTATATCCCAACATTTTGAGTAAAACTAAAGCTTGACTACTTGTATGACCAACATAAGACATTAAATATTTCTTTTATTTTTTTCTTTATTATCTTACGATAATATATATAATAAAAACATTTATATCTTTTTATTATATTTTCAAATTAGTTTGTCTCATTTTTCTTTTCAGTCGGTGTATTTGACATTAAATTATCAGCAACAATTGTATCCACATTTCTCTTTCTCATTTGAAAATTTAAACAATACATTAATAAAGAAGGATGAATCTCATTAACATATTTTTGTACAAATGTATTTGTGACTGATTGTTTATTCTCTCTAAGTTCATTCATATATAATTGGTGAATATTGAACATATGAGTTCTGTATTGTTGAGAAAATTCAATCAATGGTTTTTCTTTTTTGATATAACATGAAACATAATTGCTATATAATGTGTTAGTAAAAAGATGAATCTGATCTCTAAATACAGAAAATTCCTTTTTATTTTCGGGATAAAACTTCAAGAAATCTTTAACCTTTCCTTCTTTTCTTAGAGAAAGATACTGATATTGTAACTTAGGTTGATTACCTCTTAAATTTCTAACTTGTTCATATACAGGATTTCTAATTTTAGTTCTTTCGCCAGTATTCTTATTATGAATGACTACACCAACTATATCATATGATGTATTCATTGATCCATACTTTTCAATTAACTCAGAATATTTATTGAATTTATAAATTTGCGGAAACTTCACAGATGTTCCTAATTCACTAAAAAAATGTTGATATTCATGTACATCAAATGAATCAACAGTAATATTATTAGGAATGTTATTAATTTTGTATACACCGACTAAATATAATTGTGGTTTACTGAATGGAACAACAATTCTATTTTCGGGATGTTGAACTACAAAACTATAGCATAATTCGGTTTCTAACTTATTAATATCTAAATTACATTCATTAGCTGCTTCCATAAACATCTGCCTGAATGTCTTTGAATTAGCCGATTTAAAGAAAGCAGATGTAGCACCAACTGTATTGCGAGTTGAAATTTCCCAACTACCAGTAACTCCAATAGTTGGATCAAAGAAAACATTTATCATAGTTCCTTCCACGAATTCTTCAGCAATAATACCATCAGCATTTTCGTCATATTTTTGAATAAAATAATCAGCGTAATAAGATTTTGGTGGTGCAAAACTAACAACCTTGTTTGCAGAATTTAATACAATTGATCTACAAATACCAAATGACGGTATAAGGTCAATACATAATAAATTCTTATCATATCTAATAACACTATATGTATTATTATTAGTTCTACTGTCAGTTTTATTTAATTTTAATATAGATGGATTTAGTGTATTTTGAGTATAAACATAATCTGGTTCAATAAAATTGTTGAAACCTGTAATTTCAGACAAATTATAAGTATATTTACTCATATTTTCTTGGTTATAATTATTAAATTGTCTTTAAACTATAATTTATATTGATTATTACTTAAGTATATAAAAATATCTAATATATTTATAGAATAAATGTCTGAAAAAAAAGAAACAGAACCTCAAAAAGAAGATATACAACTGGACCTTCAAATAGGTGATATAATTCATATTAGCAATCCAGTAAACGATATTTTAAATGACCAAACATTTATTATTGATTATATTGATAGTTCAAAAACTTATTTAATTAACACTGATACATTAAATAGAATAAAACTGAAAATATCAGAAGATGGAATTTTAGGTGATGGGAATATTACAAGAATTGAAATACTTCGTAGAGCAGATACACCAAGTTATGCTAGACAAAATGGATTACTTACTGGCAAATGGATTAAAATATTTTTTTCTGATCCAAACCCAGCTATTATTGTTGGAGAGATTACAAATTTAGAAGAAGATATGATTGAAATTAAAACAACTGACAAAGATATTATATATATTAATTTTGACTATAAAGGAATCCCTGAAAATTTACCAATTGATAACATTGAAATAATCCAAAAACCAATAGAACAAAAATCTGTAGTAGAGAAAGAATTAGAAGAAGGTGAAGAATTGGAAGAAGGTGAAGAATTAGAAGAAGGTGAATTAGCTATTCCTGAACTAGAACAAGAAAAGGGTGTTATAGAAGCTGAAAATATTGAATTAGTTATTCCCGTTAAAGATGTAAAGGAACAATTGAGAGAAATTATTATTAAAGCGGATCAAGTAGTTTTTGGTGATGAACAATTAGGAAAGATTGTTGAATTAAAAGATGTTTTAACAAAAAGAAAAAAATACAGTATTGAAGAACAAGTAAGTGATTTATTAGATGATCTTCTCTCAACAGTTCCTGACACCCAAAGAACGCCAAAAGTTTTAAATAATATTCATATAATGATAGAGAGATTTAAACAATTGAGACAAGAATTTTCTGATTTTGACCAGTATGGTAATGTTGATGGTATATTGATTAAAGAAGCAACTTGGAAACCATTAACAAATTGGTTACAAAATTTTAACAAAAATTTGTATTGGATATTGCCTGTTGTAAGAAATATTAAAAAGGTGTATAATGTTTCGGATATTGATGAAGAAAATAATGATATTATCACTTTAGATTTCAATAAAGATATAAATGACATTATTAGTTTGATTAAAACATATAAATCAAGTGATTTACCAGCAGAAAGTAATAAATATACTGCTCTCTATTCAGATTTAGCACAATATTTTAGACCTTTTGAATATCCAGATGAAGACAGAACAAACGATGTTATTGGTGAAAAATATGTAAATTCAAATCTTAATGTAGTTATAGAAAATTTAGAAGATTTATATTCATCAGTATTTAGCAACAATATGATAAGAAATAGACGTTTTGTAATCTCAAAATATTCACTAGCAAACACAAAATTAGAAGCAACTGATATTACATCTTCAAAAATGACAACAATCAGACTAAAAATTTCAGATGATGATTACATGTCTATTAGATCAATAATGACTCTTCCTGAGCCTACTATTCGTTTTTCAAGAGTAAATTTACCAGGAACAGATATATTAACTAAATCAAATTTAAGTCAAATATTTTTAAATTATTGGGAATTATTAAAGAAAAAAACAAATGTATCAAACGTTTTTATTGAATCATTTGAAAATGAATTAGAATTAGATGAAAATGAATTTGTAAGTGGTATAAGAAATTATGTTACAAATATACCTTCTGAAGAATTAAAAGGGTTAAGTAAAAATGATATTTATAAAAAATATATTGAAGCAATTGTTCCAAAAACTCGTATTTTATTTAATTTGATGAAAAAATATATAAATGGTAAATTATCTATTGTTGATGTAGTTGGTTATTTAGAACCATTTTTAATTTATACAGATGATTTAACGTATAATCAATATAAAGAAATAGTAGAGTTTATTGATTCAAAAATTTCAGAATATAATAAACAAATGATAGAATTTTCTAGAATTTTTAAGATGATATCAAATATAAAACAAAATTCTTTAACTCAATCAAAAGCATTTAGTATATTAATGATTTTATCTAAGGATTATCATGATGAAGTTTTAGAAACAGGGTATCAATTAACGATTCCAACAGAAAATACGACTAATTCTGAAATACTACGTAAATTAATATTAAAAGATTATTCCAGATTATATACATCAGCATTATCACATCAAAATTTAAAATTAATGTATCCAGCAGATGTTAGTGATATTTTTGATGATGAAAAGAAGAAAAATGATAATAAATTAAAAGAAGATGAAAAAGAAGATAAATGTGAAAATATTACAATTGCGAAATTCTATACATCATTAGAAGAATTAGAGAGTGATAATGATACATTAATTTATTTTGATAAAAAATATGATAAAACAAACTATGGACTAATGGAAGAGGACAATAAAAAAGGTGGCTATGCTCAGCAATTAATAAATTTAACACCTGAAAAACTAAAAGAATATATAATTGAAGACCAGATAAAAAAAAATAATTTGACAGAAGATGATGCCATATACATAGCAGACACATTAATTGATGGAAATAAAAAGGTAATTGATGGTCAATATGCTATATTGTATAAGGGTTATTCCGAAAATATTTCTGATGAATCAGATTATTATGTTAGAAAAAATAATAAATGGGTTATAGATGAAAAATTATCAGATGACCAAAAGGTTTCAAACGAATCTTCTATTATTTGTGATTTACAAAAAAAATGTATAAGTGTTCCAACCGAGACAGGTGATAATTGTGAAAGCATGAAAACAACCGAATTAAATTTACAAAATTCATTACTTAAAAATATTATAAGCGAATTTGATACAAAATATAAATTTTCGAAGGAAAACTTTGAAAAGGAAATTTCAGATAAATTTAATTATTTTTTATCAATCATGCCTATTATATCAAAAATAGAAACAAGCCTTTTTTTAAAATACAATAACCAAAGGTATAAATTAGGATTTAATACAGAAGATGATATTAACGAACAAATAGTATCACCGTTTACTGGAATTCTTAACCTAATTTTACGTCAAAGTGATTTTGTCAAAAAACAAAATGATATAATTAAATTTACAAATATATTTACAAGACCATTTATACCAGGTGTTTCTCCAATTGGCAAACAAGAAACTGAACACTGGTTATACTGTATAAAAACAAATGTTCCTTTATTACCAACATTTAAAAAGACATTAGCTTCTGCTTTTATCGAGTCGCATAATTCAAATTATATGTATATATCAGCCTTAGATAGAATTAAATCAACAAATGGTGAACTAAGTGATGATGGTGATTGGTGGACAGATAAATATACAGGTTGGCCCATTTGTCCTGGTGATTTTGATGTAGATGAAGGATATGACCAAGGCTTCCGTGTTGTATCTAAATCTATTATGGAAGAAGAATCAGGAAATAAAATTATGGCTACATCTACAGAAAAAACTATAAAATATATAACACCAGAATCTATTATGATTAATAATGTTGTAAATGCTTTGTCAGTTGCGATGGGAATCAATATAGAAACACAAAAAGAATTTATAATTAATTCGGTTATAGAAACAATTAAAACAAATATGGAAAGTGAAAGTGATTATAAAGAAAAAATTAAAACTGCAAAGAAAGCTATACCATCTTATAAAGATTTTTTCAATACATTTCTTCTTTATAGCACATTAGGTATGTATTTAATTGCCGTACAAACATCAATACCATCAGTTAAAACAAGAAAAACACATCCCGGTTGTGTTCGTTCTTTTGAGGGATACCCATTCGATGGACAAGGAGATTATAGTAGCGTTACTTATTTATCTTGTATAACATATGATATAAGAAATTCCGGTGAACCCTGGAATGTATTAAAAAAAACAAACGCTCAAAAAATTCAGTCAAAAATTCAATCATTTATAGATTCTATACTTATTCAATTACCAGAAGTACAAAGAAAATTTATAGAAAAAACAGAATATTTATTGACAAATCCAGCGTCCGATATTCCAGCAGAACATGATATTTCAAAATGGTCAGACTTTCTTCCTCCTCTTGTTCCATTTAAAATTAGACATTTAACAAATATTTCTAGAGAATTTAAATCCAGTCTTGTAAGTGATTTAAGAAATGGTTCTGAAAAACAGAGAGAAAAAATACTAGTTGTTGAGTCAAAAATCGTACAATTCTCTCTAGCTATTCAAGAAATAATTCAAGATATTGTTAAGAAACACAAACTTCTTCTACATACATCAAATAACGAACCATATCTAGAAAATGCTTGTTGTGACAGTAAAGAAAACGAAAGCACGTTCAATTATTTTAATAGTCGTAATAATGAGATATCAGAATTTAACAATATAGTAGTTGGTCTCTCAAATATGTTAGACGACATAAGAAGTAATACAGAATCATCATTATTTTACAGTAATATTAATACAAAAAATGTATATCCTCAAATTCCAAATACATTCAATGAGAAAACTATTTATTTGGCATTTATATTTTACTGTAAATTTAAATCATTACTTCCAATTCCAGAAGATTTATTACCTATTTGTACAAGCAAACCAGACACAGAATTATTTGATTCATCAGATACAATTGAAAGAATTATTCAGAAACTAAAAGAAGACGGCAGAAATTATACAAGTGAACAATTTTTGAGACTTATTGAATTAGTAAGTAGAGAGAATATTATAAAAATTGACATTTCAAACCCGGTTATTTCTTGTATAGCTAAATTATCAATATTATTAGAAGCTATAAAAGACGAAGATAATGAAGACGAAGTTATTGAAGTGGAATTGAGAGAATTAATTCAAAAGTCAATTGATACATTTGATATTGCTTCAGAGACTACAACTCCTCAAGTCAAAGATCTTAATAACTATTTGTCTGAAACAAATGAAGAAATGTCATCAGAATTAATAGATTTTGTCAAAAAAAATAGCGGTTCAAAAGTGACACGTAAATCAATAAAACAATTTGAAAATACAATACAAAATTTGTCAACTTGGGTATGTGATAATTCAAGTAGAAATGAAAATATAAAAATTTCTAATGATAATATGTATAATGTAACTAATTTTTATAAAACATTTATTGACAATTTTGTCAGCATATTTCCGAATATTATAATCAATAAAGTAAATTATGACAACATACATATTCCCAATTATCATAAATTTTCTAAATTTCATTCTCAGAAATTGACAAAAAATATAGCTGAATATTTTGATAGTTTAAAACCATTTTATGGTGACAATTCAATATCAAAAATATTAGTTACAGTTCAAAATATGTGTAAAAATATTATCAAATTAGCAGAATCTACACCATGTTTTTCTAGCATTAAAAATAATGATAAAATACTTAGAGGAATAATAGATGAAAGAACCAGTAGATATTTATTTGAACACTATTTACTCAAAATTTTATTTACATACATTGAATTAGCAGATGATAGTGATATGATTGTTACTGAAACCAAAACAAAAATGGAGGTAGCAGAGCTTTTTGAAGTAGATTATATTGATGATATTGAGGTAAAAATGGATGTAGGCATGTCATACAAAAGTACAACTGACACTAGAATTCAAACTGGAAATTTAAAACAATTAAGAGAAAAAATTGCTAGTTTGCTTATATCATTTATTGATATATTCACTACTGAAAAAGATATAATTGATATATCATATGAAGAAATACAAGATAGAGTCTTTAAATTAAAAGAACGAGAAAAAGATATGGTAACAGATAAATTAAAAGCAATGACTGATGAGGGAAGAGACATAGATACTATTTTAAAAATTACCAAACAAGGTCTATATAGTAAGGGTTTACAGAAAGGTTTAACAATATACCAAAAAGATTTTTATGAAAGAGAAGAGGAACAAGATTTGAGAGATGAAATGGAAAAGGCAGAAAGAACAATTAGACAAAAAAATAAAAATTCTACTGATGAAAATATTGATATTCTTGTTGATGAATATTTAGAACAAAAACGAGTAGTTGCTGATATAGAGGATGATGCTTATGATATGGATTATTTAGGTGAAGATTATTATGATGGAAATTATACTGGTGTAGATGCCCCAGAATATGAAACATATGGAGACGAAGAATAAGTATTTATACAAATATAATTATAAAAAATAGTTTATAATTATATATTAGATGCATAAAACATATATTAGAGAAAATATAACATTAGTATCAATAATCTTATTTATTGTTATTTTTGGTTTAATTCAAATGACGAAACCATTGTGTTTCTACAATAAAGATGGTAGTATTAGAGAGTTTGGTATTGGATATAAAAATAAAACAATTTTACCATTATGGTTATTATCATTAGTTTTAGGTATTTTGTGTTATTTAACTGTATTATATTATGTAAATTCACATAAAATTTTTTAATAAAACTTGTCTTCATATTTAGAATACTCATCCTTACCTTCTTCAGCCTCACCATATAATTCCTTTTCTCTCACTCTTTTCAATTTATCTTCTTTAATTTTTTGTGAAAACTCTTTTTGTTTTTCTTCATTTGTTTGTTTGTTACTGACTTTTTTTGACATTTTTGATTCATTTATTTGTAAAGATTTTATTACACTGTTTTGTTTACTATTGTTTAATTCGATTTGTGTCAAGTCTTCTTCATTATTAAACAATGATTTAGTCAATAAATTATCGGATTTTTCAACTAATTTTCTTTCTTCTATTCGTTTTAATTGTTCTACATTTAGAGCGCTTGCAACTAAAACAACAAAATCTTCATTTTCCCAATCTTCCCAGTTATCAGTCATTTATATTTATTATATAATAAATATTTTATATATTTCTTTTAGTTTATTTTTCTTTTAATTTATTTTTTTTATATATTTCTCTTTGTTTATATTTTATTAATTGGTAACTGTATATGTTGTGGATGTATTTTCTTTCTGTTCTTTAGCAGTTTGTTCTTGTTTTAAAAATTTTTGGTAATTAGCCTCCATAGTTGCTGGATTTGTGTTACATCCGCGACTAGTTATTTTAAGTTGAACGATTGCGGTAAGTAGTAAACCAGTGTAAATATACCACATAGATTCACCAACATTATCTCTTGTAACAACTAATTCAAATAAATCATTCTGAATTTTGTCCGTTTCAGGACCAGCTACTTTATATTTATCCTTCATTAATGGAGTGAGTATTGTCCAATATTGACTAAAATTACTTGGAACTATTTGATTAATTAATATGGAATTATTTCCACATATTTTAATTATAGCATCAGCAGCAGATTCAAGACCCTCCCTCTCTTTAGGATTCATATTAGGTTCTTCATCCATTTTTTTTTCGATTTCCTGGTTTTTTAATAGTTCAGTTAATAATTTAGTAGCTTGACCAGAAACATAATAATAACCAACAACATCAGAAAAAGCGCTTTTAAACCCAGGGTAAATAGTTAAAACCATAACTAAAACACCAAATATTAGTATCCATGGTAAAAATGTTAATACACCAGCAGCACCCATATTTTCGGTGATATTTCCTCCACATGAATTAGTAATAATTGACGAATTAACTATAAATTGTATTACTATAACAAGTAATACATATATAGCTAAATACATATAATTATTGCTGATATATTTTTTATATTTTTCTTGGTCAATATAAGTCGAAAAAGGCAAAGCAGGTTTTAAAGCCAAATAATAAAATACAGTTGTTAATAGAAATGTTACAATATTTAAGTATGAATTAGTCATATAGATAATGTGTATAATTTAATTTAAAAAATTAACTATATTAAATATGAATTTCCAAGATTTTACTGCTTCGCCTAAACCAATATTGACTGAACCAGGAGTTAAATGTTTTTTAAATAATGCTTTAAAACAATCACATATAATTAGAGAGAAATTTCATAATACGATTTTCAACATTGGTATGTTTATTTTTTTCGTCCTTATTTTAGGAGGTATTTTAGTTTATAAATATAAGGGTAAATTAACACCTGTCGAAATTGAGACAAAAAATAAAGAAAAACAGCAATATATACTGGAAAAAATAAAAAGTTTTCAAATAGCTAAACAAAAAGCACAACAAGAATTAATTACTGGTTTACCACATTGGGAAAACGAATACAATATAATTAATTCCAGACCAAATATTTAGTTTTATAATATTTATTTGCTTAAAAATTAATATTGACTATAATATATAATGTCAGAAAGCAATAATACAATAAATTTAAATAGAGAAAATTTTTCAGATACAGAAAGTGATGAAGAAAATAATAATCCAATTAAAATTAATATTAAAGATAAAACCCCTAATTTAGAAACTAGTGATTCAGATTCAGAAAGCGAAGAATTTGTATTAAAACCAAAAAAAAAATTAAAAATATCTATTGGAGATAAATCTGGTGATGAAAATAGTGAAATACTGAATCCAATTGATGTTGTGAATGAATATTATAAATTAAAGGAAAAATTTGAAAGTGAAATTAATAAAAATAAAAGAAAAATAATAAACAACCCTACTCTTAGTAATAGAGAGAAACGTTCAGAATACCTTAAATTAATGCCAAAATGTGTGAATTGTAAACGTCCGTCTAAAAAAGGAACTATTTTTTCGATTACATATTATCCAGCTGACGATGCGGTTTCTGAACATAAAGTATTTAAAGCAATTTGTGGTGATTTAGCTAATCCATGTAATTTACACATTGAAGTAAATGTGGGAACACATCAATTACTTGATAATGAATTAGATACTATATCAAATGAAATAAAAGAAACAAAAAATAATATTATTAATGATAAAAATAAATTATTATTTGGTTTGCTTACAACTGAAACAGCTATTGAAAATTTTGATAATAATAAAACATATATTTCTGAATTAACTAGTATTTATGAAAATTACTTGGATATATGGCATAAACAAGTAGATAATCCCGTAAAAAAATTGGAATTAGATGAAGCAATGGTACAATCATATGAAAGTATTAATAGCATAAAGGATTGTATAAAAAAAATGAATGAAACTAATGACAAACAATTTGCTGTAGATGCTGCTAATATTTATCATACAACCTTACAACCATTATTGAATAAAATTAGACGACTAAAATACAGAGTCAATACAGTTTTTTATGATGAATATAATTCTTGTAAATTAATTCAAGAAAAATATAATATAGATGATATATTGATTAGCGGATATAATCATAAAATAGTAGCATATGATGTAGGATTAAAAGTGAAACAATTTAATAAAAAACAGCAAGATTTATCAAAACCAAAAGAATTATCAATTAAAATACCTAAGATTGGAGAGAATAAACAAATTGATGATGAACCAATTATTGGTCAGGGTGTAGACGGAATAGAATGGCATACTAATGAATATAAAGAATTATGGAGTCGTTTACCTACATCATTAAAAACAGAGTTTAAAACAAATATTGATTGGATGAAAGAATTTATGCATAAGTGTGTAAATGAGAAAATAAGTCATGGACCACAATGGAATGGTTGTAAATTAACATCTCCACCAAATCTTGTAATTCCACCAAGAAGAATGGAAAATGGTCAATATGATTTTGGCGTTTCAATTTACAATAAAGTGTTTAATAAATTACCAAAATCATTACAAGATACATATCTAACAATGTATAAAGAAGACCCACAGACAAAAGACAAAAATTATAATATGTTAATAGATGCTATGAATAATTTAGTTGAAAAAGAAGTAAACTTTGGTACAGGATACTTTTAATAAGATTTTTTCTGATGTAATAATATATGATATTAAATTATATTTCTTTTCCAACATTTTTAATAAGTTTTTTGGTTGGTCTTTTATTTGTATATTTAATAGGTCCCGAAATGAAAAATATATATATTTATCCCAGTCCTGAAAATGTAGATAAGATTTTATTTAAAGACAAAGCGTCTAATTGCTTTTATTTTGAAGAAGAATATGTAAAATGTCCAGAGGATGACAAATTAATTTCAAAAATTCCAATACAAACTTAGGAATATTCCAATACAAACTTAGGAATATTTATTATGTTATAATATTTATAACATTATAATATAAAATGGGAATACATTTTGGAAAATTTATTCATAGTGAAAGAGGTAATTTAATAATGTCAATGTTATTAGGTTTAGGTTTAGCAACTTTATTTAGAAAAGTATGTAAAGATAATAATTGTATCGCTTTTTATGCTCCACCTTTAGAGAAATTTAAGGAAAAAATTTATAAAAATAATAGTAAATGTGTTAAATATGTACCAATTGCTACAAAGTGTTCATTAAGTGCTAAAACAATTACATTTGAATAAAAATTGCGTAATTATTGTAATCAATCATTCTTTATAATAATTATGAGTGATTCAACCAGTATTTTAGATTTGCCAACAGATCCTCTTGGAGGAGGAAATATTACTAATAACATTACTGTATCAGCTCAAGAGAGCCAGACAAGTAAATTACCACAACAAGGACCAGGACCAGAACCAGGACCAGTACAAGGACAAGGTTCAGAACCAGGAACACAAGGTATGAATTTAGATCAGACTACAATTAATCAAATTATAAATGGATTACAACATGCTAGTTTATCAGGAACAACTCAACTTCCATCAAGAGATATACCTATGACAACAAATAACATAAGCGCAGACCCACAAGTTATGCCAAATTATGTCCCACCACCACCAACTCAAAATGAAGATTATATTAAAAATTATGAACACACAACTGATATGGTAAATAATTATAATAGAGAAAAACAAATGAATAATTCATTAGATGATATGTATAATGAAATACAAACACCTATATTGTTAGCCGTTTTATATTTTTTATTTCAGTTGCCATTTTTTAAACGTTTTTTTTATACATACATTCCATTTTTATTTTCAAATGATGGAAATTATAATATAAATGGATATATTTTTATTAGCGTGTTGTTTGGGTTATTATTTCACTTTTTAATAAAAACAACTTCTTATTTTGGAACATTTTAGATGTAATTCTCGTTATATTAGGTAAATTGATTTTATAAGTTATTATATGATTGATGAATATGTAAATAAATTAATACAAAATTTACCAGAAGAAAAAAGAGTACAACATTTGGATTTAGTTTTAGATGGAGGAGCATTTAATGGTAGTTATCTTGTTGGTGCACTTTATTTTTTAAAGGAAATGGAGAAAAGGAAATATATTAAAATAGAGAGAATATCCGGGTGTAGTATAGGTTCTCTGGTAGCATTATTATATTATATTGATTCACTTGATTTAATGCCAAAATTATATGAAATAGTAAATCATGAATTTAAGACAAAACATACATTAAATGCTATAAAAACACTTAAATCACATTTACAAGAACGAATACCTGACGATATATGCTCTAAAATAAACAACAAGTTATATATTTGTTATTATGATATTAAAAAACAAAAAAAAATAGTAAAATGTAATTATAAAAATATTGATGATATAATTAATACAATAATCAAATCATGTTATATTCCATTTTTAATTGATAATAATATGCTGTATAAAAAAAAATATATTGACGGAATAAGTGCTTATATTTTCAAGCAACAAAATAACAGAAAAATTTTATATATGGAATTATTTACTTACGATAAATTTATTTATACTTTAAATATTAAAAATGAAAAAACAAATTTTCATAGAATATTATCTGGATTATTAGACGTTCATAGTTTTTTCATAAAAAAAAGCAATACATCTATGTGTAGTTTTGTAAATGACTGGAATATTTTTAATAAATCTGCTTATAAAATAAAACTTTTATTTGAATATTTATTTGTAAATACATTTTATCTATTTTTTTATTTGAAAAAATATATTCCAAAAGAATTTAAGAATAATTTGATTTTTAAAATAATTTCAAAAATTACTTTTGAAATATTTAGTATAATTTTAGAAACTTATTGTTTATAAATTTATAAGTTTAAATAGTTATTTATTTATAAAATAACTATTTAATAAATGGATTCTATTGATGTAACAGATTCAGTATTTTCTTTAAATGTTCCTGATTTAAACAAAGTTGTTGACGGTGTTGATGATGTGGTAAATAATGGTTACACATCATATATTTATATTGGAATTTTCATATTAGTTATTATTGGTATATTTGCTTTTAAATATTATCAAAATAAAAAGAGCAAACAATATGTAAATGATTGTGAAGGCGGGTTCTGTACAATGAATGAAAATCCAAATCAAAATCCACACGAAAGCCAAAATCAAATTCTAAATCCACAAGAAAATCTAAGTTAAATCCCACATCAAATTTAGTATTTTTTATTTTTTCGTGTTTTTGAATTATTGTTATATGGATTGAAAAATTTTATTTTTTTGCTTTTGTTTTTGCTGTTAACTTTTCTTTTACTTTTTTTCTTTTTATTACTAGCTGGTTTTGTTTGTTTATCATCTGGTTTATAATTTAAAAACCATTCTTCAAACATTTTTTTATTATTTGATTGTTTAAATTCTTTATATTTTTTTGCTTTTTCTGCTTTCATTTCTTCTATTGATTCTTGATGTCCATAACATGTTATACTAAAACGTTTTAATAAACCTTTTTGGGACAATCTATTTTTTTGTTGAACATCAAAAAGAAATGTTGACATACAAAGTATTCTATTAGTAAATTGATTGTAATAAGCCTTATCAGTATATAAAAACGCTAAATACAAACTTAACATAGTATCTATCGTTGCCACCTTTACTTTTTTACCGTTCATCATTAAAATATTATAACTATGACATCCAATGGGTTTATAAATAAATAGAACACTATCTTTCTCTATTTTAACTTCATAATGTTCAGGAACAATCTCTCCAATGGCATTATGTTTATATATTTTAACATTTTTTATACCATTATCATGTAATCGCTCCTTAATAATATCAGCTGTTCTTTCAGGAGAATTAGACAAAACATCGAAATCAGCAATATTTTGTAGTCTTTTTTTTAATTTTTTTGGCATATAATGAGAGTAAAGAGTATTAGCAAAACCGCCAAAAAATACAACACCTTGATTTATTAAAGTATTTTTAGTGGTTTCATAAATTTTATTTTGATCATCTCTATTTTCCATTTCACGTTGAAATTCAACCTCATTACAATTAATATCCGTTATAGGATAATTCTTATTTAAAAGTGCTAATCTTTTCAATACTTTTTCCCATCTGCTAATATCACCTGCTGGTCTGGATAATTCAAGATACATAGACATTCTTAAAAAATTTGGAGGAGCATATAATATTCCATCAACACTTATAGCGTCTCTTTTAATAACACCATATATTTCTTTTTGTATATGAGTAATATCCGCAACAGCCATATAATTTACAAAAACTTTGTATGTTCCATGATGTTGTCCAGATTTTGCTTCTACATCTAAAAACCCTTTTTTATAATAGATATCAGCTAACTCCTTTGCATCATTCAAAGCATTTTGAGAGAAAAAATCATAATCTGGAACCTCAGCTTCTTTATTATAAAATCTATCTTCTTCAGGTAAGATATTATTAATAGCTGTTCCACCATAACAAACCAATTTCTTATGTCTTATAAATTCTTCAACTATATCTATAATTTTTTGAACATCATCTGAATTAACTACGCGTCTACCCATTTTATCTTCAGCTTTATCTACTGCCATACGTAAGATTGCTAATTCGCAATCAGAAAATGATAAATTTTTACACACATTTTTATCTTTAGGCATTACTATATTATTCAATTAAAAAAAATTAAATAATATTAAATTAATCTAAATTGAATTAAATATTAAATTTATTACTTTATTAAATTAAAATATGGAAGAATCATTATCATTACTTGGAAATGTAAAAAAACGAATTAAATATGAAACTAGAACTTTAATCAAACAAAAAATATGTGATGAAAATAATATTAAAATAGGTAAATATAATGATGTTAATTATTTTATAGAATTTAAAAATTTATTAGATAATAATAATTATAAATTTATAATATCAGATTGTTATCCATTTGTCCCTCCTAAAGTATTTATAAATAAAAAATATATTTTACATTATTATAAAATAACTAATAGATATTTTAATATATTACTTAAAAAATATACGGAAATGGATTGTTTCTGTTGTAACACAATATTATGTAGTAATAATTGGAAGCCAACATATAAATTTATTCACATATTAGATGAATTTAATGAATATATAGATATGCGTCATCAAATAATAATCCGTATATTTGTTGACGTAATTAAAAATAAATATTTGACATATGATATAAATATTATTGAATGGTTATATTAGATAATATACACCTTTGAACATTTAAGTTCACACCAAAATATGAATTAAAAATTAAAACTATAGTAGTCGGTTGATACATTTCTTGTAGCATAAGAATAGTCAGAGTTTTGTGGTGTTGGTGCTGGAATTGTAACAGGTTGGTATCTTAAATCAGCAGGTTTAAGCGCAAAAGCATATCCTGCCTCATCAAAAAATAAAGCGTTTTCCATAAGGTTATTATCAACATATTGGAATCTCATTGCTACCATTTGACAACCACTTGCTCTACAAACCATACCACTTGGATTAGCAGGATTTATTTCGTTATTAGGGTAAACTATAGTCATTCCTTGTCTGTTAAAATCTGTTAATTCATTTATGTCAGGATTATTTTTAATATTATAATAATCATACCCTCTCATAAAAACAGAATTACTTGCTAAATTAACATATTCCAATAAATCCGCGTTTTCTACAAATGCTGGATTACTTCTATCCATTATTAAAATTACTTTACTTTGGAGTGACATTAAGGGAATGTTTCCCAAATTAGTACCAGATGCTTCATAACTATATTCAGGTCCCAACATAATATCTGTATTTGAACTAAATATATCTGCTAATTTAGAGTACATTTCTTGGTTATTACTTTTGCATCTTAAATTTATTAAAATTGGGTCTGTTGGATTTGGACATGTTGAACCAGAAAAGGCATAATTTCTTATGGTATCCATAACAGAACTGAAATTAACTGAATTAAATGTTTCTTTAACATAATAACTATCGCTTGTGCTAGTAGAAACAACTGGTTGATTATTAACAGAATAAATTTCAAAATCTAAACATCTGACACCCTGTTTTATAACTGCTTTTAAATTACATATATTAACAAAATCATTTTTATAGCTTCCGCCAGAACAAGCATTGTAAGCTGTTTTAACATAATAATCTTGTAAATTACCAGAGCAATCAGGGTCTGAGCTGGTTATAGATCTAATATTGCCATCTACACTTGAATATAAATTATTCATATAATTACATTCAGAATTTTGAAGTCTACTAAGATAAATGATATAACCGATGAAAATGATTAAAATTATTCCTATAATCATCATTATCATATATGATTGAAAATTTTCATCCATATTTTTAATGGTGCTTAAATAATCTGTTGGTGAATTAGAAGACATTACTAATATAATATATTATTTTTAATTTTAAGAAATTGTATTTTAAGTTTAAATTATATTATGATGAAATTAAGAATTAAAAAATAATACTATTATATACTAAATATGGCTGGAGGATTAATGCAACTTGTGTCGCAAGGAAATCAAAATGTAATTTTAAACGGAAATCCAGAAAAATCATTTTTTAAATGTACTTATAAAAAATATACAAATTATGGAAAACAAAATTTCAGACTTGATCATGAAGGTACTCCTACCTTAAATTTAACTAATGAAAGCACATTTACGTTCAAAGTAAAACGATATGCAGATTTACTTATGGACAGCTATATATGTATAACATTGCCAAATATTTGGTCACCAATTATGCCTCCTCAAGAAGTTGTTCAACCAGATGGCACAACTATATATACAGATTGGGCGCCATATGAATTTCAATGGATAAAGGATTTAGGTGCTCAAATTATAAGCAAAATAACAATTAATTGTGGTAACCAACAACTACAGCAATATTCAGGACAATATATTCTTAATTCAGCAAGGAGGGATTTTAGTAGCCAAAAATTAGCACTTTTTAATGATATGATTGGAAACATTTCTGAGTTAAATGATCCAGCAAATGCTGGAGCTCATGTAAATTCTTATCCAAATGCGTTTTATACAAAAAGTCCTGCTGGTGCTCAACCATCAATTATGGGTCGAACATTATATATTCCACTTGGGTCATGGTTTAGTCTTCTCTCTACTCAAGCATTTCCATTAGTTGCTCTTCAATATAATGAATTGTTTATAAATGTTTCATTTAGACCAATAAATGAATGGTTTACAATTCGCGATGTAATGGATTATACAAATAATTATCCAGTTGTTGCACCAAATTTTAATCAGTCTTATATGCAATTTTATAGATTTTTACAAACGCCACCAGATGAAAGTTTAGATACTACATCATATATAGATACAAGAACGAACTGGTTTGCCGATATAAATTTAAATTGTACATATTGTTTTCTCTCGGATGATGAATCTACAGTTTTCGCGAAAAATGAACAAAAATATTTGATTAGACAAATTTATGAAAAGCCTTACTATAATATTACTGGCGCAAATAAGATTGATTTGGATTCATTAGGGATGGTTACAAGTTGGATGTTTTATTTTCAACGTAGCGATGCTAATTTAAGAAATCAATGGTCAAATTACACAAATTGGCCTTATGATTATATGCCGCAAGATATAACACCTGCACCAACTGCGGGTGCTTATCTAAACCCAAATCCAGCACCTCTACCTGTTCAGAAATTCTTAGGTCCAGGATTAAATCCTAATGGAACCTTATCAGGATTATATTATACGGGAGTATATAATCCGCAAAATTTAAAGGAAATTCTGATATCAATGGGTATTTTATTAGATGGTCAATACAGGGAAAATACTTTGCCAGTAGGTGTATACAATTTTGTAGAAAAATATACAAGAACTAGTGGATTTGCTCCACCAGGGTTATATTGCTATAATTTCTGTTTAGATACAGATCCATTAAAGGTTCAGCCATCTGGTGCAATGAATATGAGTAGATTTTCAAATGTCCAATTGGAATTTAATACTATAACCCCTCCAGTAGATCCATATGCTCAAGTATTAACTATTTGTGATCCAGATACTGGTGATATTGTAGGTATTAACAAGCCAACATGGAGAATTTATGATTATAACTTTAATATGTATTTAATTGAAGAGAGAGTAAATATGGTCATATTTGTTGGTGGAAATGCTGGCTTATTATATGCTACTTAATAATATATTAAATTAGTTTAAATAAATTTCAATTATTATATCATAAATGATGATAAGATATAATAATTTTAATAGAATAATTAAAAGAAGTTTATTTAATTATAAAGATGCGTTTCTATTTGAAAATCAATTATCTCAAGATGAAAAATCAATAAAAGAGTTAGCACACAACTTTTCGAGAGATATTTTACAGCCAAATATTGTTTCTTCATTCAGAAATGAACAATTTGATAAAAATATTATAAAAGAAATGGGAAATATTGGTTTACTTGGTCCAACAATAACTGGATATAACTGTGCTGGTGTAAATTATATATCATATGGATTAATTATGCGTGAAATAGAGAGAATTGATAGTGGTTATAGAAGTTGTGCTAGTGTTCAATCTTCTTTGGTAATGTATCCAATTGATAAGTTTGGTACTCAGGAACAAAAAGATAGATTTTTACCTGATTTAGCGAAGGGCAATTTAATAGGTTGTTTTGGATTAACAGAACCAGACCATGGAAGTGACCCATCAGGAATGAAAACAAAAGCAACATTAAAAGGTGATCATTATATTTTAAATGGGAGTAAAAATTGGATAACAAATTCACCAATTGCAGATTTATTTGTTATTTGGGCAAAAGATGATAGTGGAACTATTCGTGGTTTTTTATTAGAAAAAAATATGTCAGGATTAAGTGCTCCTAAAATTAATGGTAAATTTTCGTTAAGAGCATCTAATACAGGTATGATTTTTATGGATAACGTAGTAGTTCCAAAGGAAAATTTATTACCACTTACAAGAGGTCTAAAAAGTCCATTTATGTGTTTAAATAATGCTAGATATGGAATAGCATGGGGTGTTTTAGGAGCAGCAGAGGATTGTTATTTAAGAGCTAGAGAATATGCTTTAGATAGAAAACAATTTAATAAACCATTAGCGAGTAACCAGTTAATTCAGATAAAATTAACAGATATGTTAGCTGAAATAACGTTAGGTCTTCAATCTGTTTTGAGGGTAGGAAGAATGATTGATGATGGAGAAATGATTCCAGAAAATATTTCTATTATTAAACGTAATAATTGTTTAAAATCATTAAATGTAGCAAGAACCGCTAGAGATATATTAGGAGGAAATGGAATTTCAGATGAATATCATATCATAAGACATATGTTAAACCTTGAAGCAGTAAATACATATGAAGGAACATCAGATATTCATGGTCTCATTATAGGAAGAGGTATAACAAATTTAACTTCATTTTAAAATAAAATTGATTAAATAACTTTACAATATATTAAAGTTATTCAATAACTACAAATATGATTCGAATTATATCGATAATTAAAAATGCTTTACAAAAGCCAAATCTAAAACCTCCATTAGGCAGATGGAATATTGAACAATGTCATAATAAATTAAATAATAAAATAGATTTAGCTAATGAAGATAATTGTGGACCTTGTGGTAAATATGTAAAAAATATATTAAATAAAGACCATAAAATTAATAATATAATTTAACGAGGTGTTTGAGGAGCTCTTAAGTCCTCTAAATCTAAATCATGAGCTATAAAATTTTTAGGGTCGCCAATATCTTCATTAAACGCAACGACAATTGGGTCGTTAATATTAGGATAATATAAAGGTAATTTAGTTTTATCAACAATTATTTGTCGAAGTTTAACACTCGAATCTTCTAATTTTTTTCCTTTCCAAAATAATGTAAAAGGTTTATTAATCCCATTTGAATTAAATTCATCTTGTACAGCATTTTTCAATTGTTGTATAGTTGCTGAATTAACATCTCTTTCTAAATCACTTCTTGCAAACAATACATTTAATTCTTTACTTTTTCCGCTTGGAAATTTTACAAATAAATGATAATGTGGTAAACCTTCGTGTTCGTGTCCGCCCTTTTTATTTCTTCTATTTTTTCTTGTTTTTCTTGTTTTTCTTGTTTTTCTTGTTTTTCTTATAAGACTATTTTTCTTTAAATACCCTTTCTTTTTTAAATTCTTTTTAGATTTATATTTTTCCATATAAAATATACATATATAAATTTTATCACAAAAATAAAATAATATATTATTTTTACTACTTAAAGACCGAATACTTCATAATGAAGGGAAAATCTTAAATTTCTGAAAAAAAGGGTGAAAAAACTTCCCTACATATGTAGGAAAAGTCATCAATTTCAAAAAATGAAAAGTGTTTTAACTTTTCAAAAATGGACAAAAAAAATGTCCAAAATTGACTTGTCCAAATACTCCTTACTGACCGAAAATTTTGACTTGATAATCAAAATTTATGGTCTCAATTTTTACCATAAATTTTTATTTTTGTTATGATAATTTTTTATTAAAAAACTTAAAACTAATTTCTGTTGTTAATTTATGACAACGTTTGACAACGCTAATTTAGTAAAAATTAGCAAACAATTTAATTGCGATTTTTGTAATTATACTACATCACGGAAACATAATTTAATTCTTCATTTACAAAGCGAACGACACAAAAACAACGCTAATAACAACGATGACAACGCTAATTTAGTAAAAATTAGCAAAAAATATGAATGTCAAAATTGTTACAAAATATTTAATGATAGAGCTGGATTATGGAGACATAAAAAAAAATGTAATCAAGAAGAATCTAAACATGAACCAACTAAAAAACTTACTGAACTTGATAAAGATGATCTCATAATCACTCTTCTTAAACAAAATGCTGAACTTATTAAAGGACAGCAAGATATGGTGATTAAATTAACAGAGAATGGAATAACTAATAATTCACATAATACTCATACCAATTCACATAACAAAGCATTCAACCTTAATTTCTTTTTAAATGAAACATGTAAAAATGCTATGAACATCACTGATTTTGTTGATTCCATAAAACTACAACTTAATGATTTGATGGAAGTAGGTGAACTTGGATATGTAGAGGGCATTTCCAAAATAATAGTGAAAAACTTAAATAACTTAGATGAAACAGAAAGACCAGTACATT